CTAAAATAGGGCTCAAGTTTTGATAGAATATGGACGATAGATAGATAACACTTTGGAGGCAGTATGAAACAGACAATCAATTTAAGCCAATTTCACGATGCATTTACTAATATGAATAGAGAAGAAAACTTTAGCTGGGCTGGGCGACGTGCTTTGTTCGAATACTTAGAGTCATATGAAGAAGACACAGGCGAAGAAGTGGAGCTGGACATCGTATCTCTATGCTGTGACTATACTGAGATTGCAATTAAAGATGTAGAGCGTGAGACTGGTGTCAAGTTTGAGGACTTAGGCGACCATACTACGGTAATTACTGTGGATGACGAGACTATCATATATCAAGTGTTCTAAGATTGGGGGACTATCGTGGGACGTGTTTTGGTTACATTACTGGTTCTGTTATGTACACAAACTGCAAGTGCGGGCCTAAATGCACACATAAAGCGGGCCTCATCACACTACGGCATAGACCACCGCGACATGCTGGCCATACTGTGGCTTGAGAGTAGTGGTGGCACAAATGTTAAGGTACGCTTTAATACTAATGGCACTGTAGACTTTGGGCCATTTCAGATAAACAGCGTACATGCCACGACTACGTGTAAAGAGTATGACATACTGACTGATAAGGGCAACGTGTACTGTGCAGCAAAGCTAATTGCAAAGCACAAAAAGCACGCCAGCTCTGATAGCATGTGGGTAGCCCGTTACCACTCAAAGACCCCGCATTTAAAAGTACGTTATTTTAATAAACTGCAAGCAATTGCAAAAAATGAGGAGAAATAGTATGCATAAGTTAATTTTGGTTTCGATTTGTTTACTAAGCGTGGCATGTGCGCCTAAGCGGGGCTGGAGAGGTGCACCCGGTGATGCAGGCAGTAGCTGCAGTGTTAGTCCAGCCGTGGGCGGAGCTGTTATAACATGCACAAATGGCAGTACAAGTCTGATTCTGAATGGATTGGCAGGCATGGACGGAGCTGACGGGGCCGACGCGCCACCGACTCCATATACAGTCACAGAACTAATCAATCCAGGCGGTATAAACACGGCATTCGATGAAGTCCTGTTTAGATTAGCTAGCGGAGAGATTGTTGCGCACTACTCAAGCGGGGCCCTGCAATTCTTGACGGTACTGGCGCCGGGCAATTATCAAACTACGGATGCAGCGCACACGCCTTTCACAGTTGGCCCAGCCCCAGCCTACCTTGTCTCATGGTGAGAAAATATATTTTGACTGAGGCCTACAGTTTCTGTACTGTGGGCCGATAAGTATAAGGTCAGATATAAAAACTTAAATGGAGGCAATATGATTAATATAGGCGATATTGTGCAGATAGAAAATTGTAGCTTTGTTGTGGCCCGAATTACGCGGACCCATGCGGCCCTCACATTTACAGATGCAGAGCAAGTTACGCACCTGCGCTGGGTGTCCTATGAAAGGTTGTTACAAGTAGCTTTTGGAGGTGCAGCATGAAACCTCGCCTAATAGCATCAGCACCTACTAAGCAAGACATTATTAAGTTAATTGCGCGTTATTGGTGCGGGCGTGCAGAAGACATCTCCATTATAGATAGCAAGGTATACAATCATGGCCGCTTAGTTGGTGGATTTGAAGTTGTAGCTGCAAAAGGCCGATATAGGTTTCAATACAATGGAGAGGCATTATGAAGTTATTTTTGATTATACTATCCATAAGCAAAAGTAATAGGCTACCTGCATCTAGCACTTTTAACATTAAACTGGAGACTTAATATGAAATTTATACTAACCATAACAATTGCTTATATCGGTTATAATGTAGCACTTTATGCAAGCCCCGAGTTGAAGGTTCTGGCCTTAGTTTTTGTCATAGTAGGGGCCTCCATTTTTGGCCCGAAAAAGACCTCAAAAACGACTTTATAAGCAATGTAGTGTACTTGATAACCTAAACTTGAATGTAAAATAGCAAACCCATACTGGAGGTACCTTGAAACGAATCTTGCATGCACCTGGCCTAGGAGCTAATGTATTGTACTTGAATGCAGAGGCTGAGGCTTGGCACGTAGCCCGAGGCAGTGGGCCGGCGCTGGCCTTAGGGCACGTAAACAGACCCCTATACTTTGTGACCTGCTATGCGCTCTTAGGCTGGGATAGCCTAGTGCTCACGCAGGAGGCCTACGAGTATGTGCGGCAGCGGGCGCTGGCCTTAGACCGGGACTGTCAGGCCAGACCAGTAAGTGCTGCAGAGGCGGCCCAGTTGTGCAGCTTCCCGGCCACACTTGAAGATGTGGTCCTGCTTGTGGGGGCGTAAAGTGCCCTTTCTTAAGTATGCGAAACCTGGTCGACGTGCGCACATAAAATGCGCAGCCAAATCGTCTATATTGGCCGCCGCGAGCGCACTTTTTGCGCGTGTCGGCGCACTCGTAAGCAATATAAGCGACTTGAGCAAAGTGACAAAAAGCGTCACCGTCCCATTTTGGCTCAATGAGCACTTTAGGGGTATTAGAGGCTCTATATTCGTTGCAACAAACTTTTTCCTAATTTGTAGTGCGCTTGCGCTTGTTACTATATTATAAATAGACTGATTTTTAACTTTCTTTAGAGGAGCAGGTGCAGAAGAAAATGAAAGAATGTTTGTTCTTGCAAAATCGGGCGTGGCGTGCAAGACTAGATTTAAGGGATATTTACTGAATTTAAGGGGACAGAGTGGATGCAATTAAAAGTTTTTCTGAGCGGTACACATACATTATAGACGAAGGTGTATTCTATGACCGACCAAAACGGAAATCGGTAGATGCGGACCTAATGAGAAAGCGGGCCCGAATAGCCCTTGGTATCGCTGCACCCGAAAAAAATATACTTGACCTGCTACAAAGCATCCGCAACCTGGGCGTGCCCCGCTCCGAGATTAAGGCCGCTGGTCGAAGTAAAAGAGCTGAGGCTATAAAAGACCGACAGGAGGAGCAAGCCGAGTCGCTCGCCCAAGCCTACCTAAACTTAAAGCCCCGCTTAGGTATACTTAGATATGCATCGGCCACGACACCGCTACTATACAAACTAGCCCCAAGCGGTGAGCTAGAATTTGTTGGCGGGTCTGATGAAGAGACCTTTAAAAATACCATTGCATCGGAGCCTGCGCTAGTTGACCTCTTTAAGTCCGAATATATGGAGGCTGATGTAGGAGCCTTTGACCTGCAACATTTCATCACTAAGATTTATAAGCAGTTTGAGTTTGATACGGATAAGGTCCTGCGCGAACCGCCACCGGCACTATCATGGGATGCTTCAAGGCCGGCCTTTAAAGTGATGTCTAGGACTGCACTTAGAGAAGGCGCGCACCCTACTTGGGACGAGTTTCTGGCCCGCTGCACGTTTCCCGAGACTATCAAGGCCTATATCTGGTCCATATTCGAGCCCAGCAACTTCGGACGTCAAGCTCTGTGGCTACAAGGCGAAGGCGGCGACGGCAAGTCTACGGTCCTCCGGGTCTTGGCAGACTTCATGGGCACGAAACATACACTAGTCATTGGGATAGGCACGTATGACAGCGACTTCTTCTTTGGAAGCGCATACGGGAAGCGGCTAGCTCTCTACCCCGATTGCAAGAATTTAAGCGTGCTTCGAAAAGAGCGCATTAAGTCCTTAGTCGGTAAAGATGTGGTACACATCAACGCAAAGTATGAGAAACCCTTTTCTGCGCAGATATACAGTAAACTAATCGTGGGTTCCAACTGGATGCCTCAAATTAACTTTAATGATGATAGTGAACGCACGCGGCTCCTCATATGTACGGTTAAGTCCTACGCGGACGAGTTTGGGGACCAAAGCTTTGAACCTAACCTTCGCACTGAACTACCATCATTTCTCCTAACGTGCGAGAAGGCCTACCAAGAGCAATGTCCGAAGGGCATGAATCTGATAGTCCCACCCAGCATGCGGGAAATTATAAAGTCACAGTGCGCTGCACTAGATGGTGTGCTCTTACAAAAGTTTATTGCAGACTGCCTAAACTTTGGGCCCAAGCTGCAAACTGATAAGGCTACTATGTTTAGCTCTTTAAAAGCCTACTTCATGAAGTTCTATGCAGGCTCTGAGACGCACTTCGCATTCAATGACCTCACGCGCTTATTAGGAAAGCACGGCGTGACTGCATTAGAGGGCGCAGGCAGTGCCACATTCCTAGGTGTGCAAGTTAAACCCGAAGCAAATAATACAAATAAATAAAGGAAGTGTATTAACGCCCTAAAAGAAGCTCTTATAGCTCAAGAAGACTTTCAAGAAGCTGGGTCCGCCGCCTACTCCGCCTACGCCGCCGCCTCCGCCTCCCACGCCGCCGCCTACTACGCCGCCTACGCCGCCGCTCGACGAACCTTCTACCAAGGCCTGGCTACAGAAGTGCTCTTGATTCTAAAAAGTATTAAAGTTTAGGTCGCGGTAGTCCGATAAGCTTACCATAGGAGAACTTGCACATGCAGAAGCTACAATTTCTAGACCGAATATGTCCAGACTGCGATACGTTGCAGGACGCTGCAACCTGCACACACTGCTTACACTACGGGGTCCTCGTCCGCACACTAGACTTGCAACTAGAATCTGAAGAGGGCCGTGTGGCCCGCAATATAGAATGGTACGTAAACAAGAAAGAGGAGCAATAGCGTGGAAAATGTAATTTACTTTCTCGGGCTTTTTTTCTTTGCAGTACTACTGCTAACAGGCATTGGGCTGCTAAGTGCTGCAGTGTACGTAGAAATTAAGCAACTCCTGCGGGACTGAGACTTGCGAATTAGGTTTAAGTTGCTGAAATGATTGAACTTTTAACGGAGGTATTTTGTGGCTACTAAGTTTAAAATTGGGTCCAAAACTGGACTCTATCGCTTCGGACTTGCCGAAATTCGCGCCATGAGACCATGCTATGACCCCTTAAAGTTTTTGCCAGAAACGTGGCGCGGCACAGCAGTAGATATTCTACGCATGCAAGATGTACCAGTACGCGACCGTCTATGGTTAGCTTTAAGGACCTCACTTGTAAGCGACAAATCTCTGCGCCTCTTTGCTGTGTGGGCCTGCCGCCAAGTGCAACATCTTATGAAAGACCATCGCAGTGTTAAGGCCTTAGATGTAGCTGAAGCTTTTGCAAATGGGCAGGCTACAGTAGAACAATTACAGGAAGCAAAGTCCGCCGCCGCCGCCGCCTACGCCGACGCCGCCTACGCCGCCTACGCCGACGCCGCCGCCGCCGCCGCCGCCTACGCCGACGCCGCCGCCGCCGCCGCCGCCGCCGCCGCCGCCGCCGACGCCGCTTACGCCGCCGCCGCCTACGCCGCCGACGCCGCCTACGCCGCCGACGCCGCCGCCGACGCCGCCGCCGACGCCCGACAAAAGGCTAAAGAAGCTCAAGTGCAAAAATTAATCGAGATGCTGCTGGCTGAAGGTCAGGGTAGACTTAAACAGAAAAGAAAGGTAGCCTAAACATGTTTACCGATTCAAAGTATGATGTGCAAATGTGGTACGCGCTCACCGGCGACGGGCTAAGGTTCCTAAACCTGACCTACAACGCTACCGAGTACAGCGAGGAGCAGGTGGTGGTTATCCGCATATATAGTAACTCGGGTGCGTGCTTATCCTGGGAAGAGTATGAGAGTCCATTACAGGCCATACAGAGTGTCCGCCTCCACATGGCTGATGCTGCGGCCCACCACTTTGCAAAGCAGGAAGCTTAGACGTGAAAATATTTATTCGAGTTTTATGCATACTACTTTTGGCCCCGGCTATTATACCAGTAGTTTTATTCCGTGAATCTTTAATATTTATGCTTTGCATGATATTTTGTGCACTTAAAGGATTCGATGAGGCTGTGGTATTTTTTAAACAAATGTCACTCACACATGACTTTATAAAAAAATTAAAAAGTAAGGAACCCAAACATGAAACCGCTAGCAGAACTTGATGATTTACAGGCAGCGATTGAAGAATCATTAGACTGGATTAGAGAAGCCCGTGGCTTTGCTGAAATGTTAAATGAGCTCAGTAAGAAAAGTGCGGACTCGTACACAGAAGATGTTATGGAATACTGCAATGAGTGTATATCTGAAGCAGAAGTACTCTGGTACCCCCTTCAAGTCCCTACTTCGGCAGACCCCAGCGCCTTCGATGCGCCACCGCCCGACATGGAAGCCTACCAGGCTCAAGTAGACGCAATGGTCGAGTCCAGCCGCCTATACACGCCGCCTAAGTCTGAGCGGGCTAACATAAGCTCTGATTATGATGACTCTCCCTTCGATGTAGATTGGAAGCACAAATGAGTCAAAAGTGCAGAAAATGTGGGAGTCAATTAAAAAGCACAAGAAAAGGTCATGAACAGTATTGTGAGAAACACAGTCCAGTTGAGCGCCCAAATCCTAGAGAATTTTGGATTTTAGAATACAAGTCTGATTTTGGCGATAGAAATAAAATGCAATTTACTATTTACGAAACACAAGGTGAAGCAAGCGCACAGCAGGCGCAAATGTATCCTAAATTTGTCAATACTACTCATGTAATTGAGGCTTGGTTTTTAAAAGACTACCAAAATGAGCTATTCAGAGCCGGGCAAGACATTGTAAACCTTCAAATACAAGTAGAAGATATTACAGAAGCTTACAATACTCAAGTAAACGGGTGGGAAAAACGATGCGACGAATTAATACAGCAATTGAGACACTCTAAAACTGAGTATGAAAGTCATCTAAATTTGCTACGAAAGAACAACAATATACTCATTAATGAACTTCATAAAATAGCCAAAACTAAAACTGGAGATTCTGATATTTACACTATGGGCTGCGATTGTGCAGAAGTGGCCCTAGAAGCTCTCAACAAAGTAAAGGAAACCTAAACATGAGCAAAATTTCTAAAACCAAAAAAGTTTGGGAAAATATGATGAGCCGCTGCTACAAAAAATGGCACCCCCTCTACTCTAAGTATGGAGGCCGTGGCATATTAGTGGCCTCTGCCTGGCACACATATGCCAATTTTCTTGCAGATATGGGCCCCTCTCCACCCAACATGTGGCTGGGCCGAATTGACCGCAGTCAGGGCTACAGTCCCTCCAACTGTGCTTACATGACAACCCGCAACTTTGCCCGCCACACTAAGGAAGCCAAGGTAGTAAAGTATAAAGGTAAAGAATGGACTGTCCAAGACTTGGCGGACGCCCACGGCATACCACACTCCCGGCTCCGCATGCGCCTGGCCCGAGGCTGGAACCTCCACCGCGCCCTCACCACGCCACTACAACTTAGTGCAAGGCCTAAGTGCTACAGATGGGGCAATAAGTTTTACACACTTACCGATTTGTGCAAGTACCTGAACTTAGACCGCGAGCTGGTAAAGCAGCGGCTAAGAGCTGGATGGCCACTAAAGCACATAATCCTGCCCGCAAAATCTGGCTACAAGTTGAGGGACCGGCTGAAGGAGTCTGAACGTGAGTGAGGTACAGTTCTTTATATTAGCACACATGATAATCTGCACTGTCCTAATATGGGCCGCAAACGTAGACTAAAGTTACACACCACTTGAAAGTGCAACCTAAATGTGCAATACTGAATATACCAAAACTGGAGGACTTATGTTAAACCTTTTACGTGTAATACTTTTAGCAGCCTTAGCTTGGTCTGCAGGTGCCGCCATGGCCCGCTGCCAGGCTCATGCTGCCTCCGGCGTACCGCCACGGGTACTAAAAGTGGTAGTCATAGATACAGGCGCCGGGTCCACGACTCAGACGTGCACTACTCCGCCGCCCGATGATGTGCCCTATCACGGCACAAATATTGTGGGCATAATTGAGAAAACTGCGGGACCCTCAACCCTCTATTGCATAGAGGTGCGCAAGGTATACTTTAACGGAGTGTTTAATTTGCAGGCTTACTTAGAGGTTCTGTCTACAGACGCAGATATTGTACACTTAAGCTTATCTGGAACGGGCTACCTACGGGAAGAAGTGCGCCTCATGCGCCTGCTCCTAGATAGAGGCGTCCTAATCGTGGCCGCTGCCGGCAATGATAGTCTTAACCTGGACAATGGTTGCAACGTATACCCAGCCTGCGCAGACCCCCGCATAGTTGTAATCGGGAATGGGGGCAGTCAGACTTCCAATTATGGTAAGCCAGTCGATGCGTACTTAAATGGACAGAAGGTCACTGGTGGTGGCTTAACCATGAGTGGGAGTAGCCAGAGCGCGGCCCTATTCACTGGTGCAGTTATAAAGAAGTATATAGAAAAGGTGAGCCAAAAACATGAATAAGCGTACAATAGTAACCCATAGCGTGGCACTACTCTTAGGCAACCTAACCTGCTACTTCCTAAACCCGCCGGTGGAAACAGTCCGAGTCGAGGAGCGCATAAAGTATGACGTACGCACGATTACGAGAACCGTAACCCTGCCAGATGGCACTCAAACTACAGACTCAGTTACTGAAGACCGGACCAGCGTGAAACGGGATTCAGAATCCACCTCGAGACCGGCCCCATCCTGGTTTGCAAGTGTAGGTGCGGTTACTGAACTGCCTCAGTATAAGCCCGACTATGTGCTAAGCGTAGGCTACCGCGTAATGGGGCCTTTCTATGTGCTTGGAAGTGCTGACACGGGGGGCCGGGTTGGTGCACACCTGGGGATAACATTTTAACTGAAGCGCAAGATGAGGCAGCCCATTTCGCCATTATGGGTTGGAGCATGTGCATGTGCTTATACATGAACGCAATGATATTGGGGGTATGAATGGGCCGCTCTAAACAAAAAAGGTTTACACTAGGTAAAATGTACTATTTCACTTGCAATAATGAGGTGCTCTACATTCCAGTACGGACCCTAAACTACGGCGTTGCAGCCCAAGTGTGGCGTCTCGGGTACACTGGCCGACCATACATGATTGGCTTAGAAACAGTGGTACTTACATCTGATATGAGGCTAGACATGCAAGAATTAGGAGCCCGCCACGTAGAGCCCCGTACCCCAGCCGGAGAGGTTGCAGACCTGCTCCTCACGCGCAATTACTGGCTCACCCGCGCCATATATGGGGGACATAGCTAGTGGATTTCAGTGAACTAATGCAGGGACTAAATCCCGACGCATTTACGGACGCTTCTATATTTTTGCTACTTATAGGACTTGCAGTGCTGCTGGGCGTCTACGTCATGGGAGCGGTAACGCGGCCCGCCCCTGCACCGTGCAAACCTCACGCCTGGGGGCTCGACCGGCACGGGCTCATATGCAGTAAGTGTGGGGGACGGCCACAAGAACAGACCAGACATAGCCACGATTTTGAGGACTGAAGCACGCGTTTTAGGTTTATTCCAAATTGGAATATTGAATACATTAAGGATTATAGGTACTTAGAGATTTAATGTCAAGTTTATTGCAACAAAAACTAGGAGAGTTATGAGCCAAATGCAGGATGAAAAGAAGCCACGGGTGCTGTACGTGAACCCAGAAGACTTCTACGGCAAGCTACAACTTGCAGACGAAGACACTGACCCTGATTATTCGAGATACGTTTCCTACGATGCCTACACAGCCCTTCTCGAGGTATGCCGGAAGATGGAGCAAACCTTAGAACAAATATCCAACATGGGTGCCTTCGCTGGACGCCCTACACCAGAACAAGATGCCGCCATGGTTAGGCATACTGGATTGCAGGCGCCTCAGCTTGCCCGTGCCGCGCTGGAAGCTTATAGGAAGGTTAAAGTATGATTTGTCCACACTGCTACGAAGAGGTCAGTCCGCTCAAGGCCGCCTGGCTCTACTTCCGTCTCCGCGTGCTGCCTGACCGGGTATATCGCTACTTAGAGGGTAGAGCAGAAGCTTCTGACATGAACCAACTCGTTAATATTTACCTTGCCGTCGATAACTCCGCTCTTCTCACTGAACGCGAGGATAGAGTCTGCTTCATGTTAAGTCTTGGCGATGACTACGAAAGCATCGCACTTCGCATGAATGTAACCCGAGAGCGAGTTAGGCAGATTGCATATAAGGTGCTCCGTAAATTGAAAGGACCACAATGAGTTTAGGATTACTTTTCAGACTACTTTGGGGCGCCCGTGCCGCGCTGGCCACGCAATCGCAAGGTCTTTTGAGAGGAGATGAGGGTGAAATCAGTAGAAGAAATTATTGGAGACCTAAGCAAGCCCTCGCCAAATATAAAGAGCTTGTGGGAGTGAAACATGATTAGCATTGCAGGACACACATTTCGCCCAGAAGCCCTAACCTACATTGGCCCCGTAGACAGCGTGGTATACTCATCCATTAATACTACTAGGTACGCATTTGAGCTATTCATTGGTGGGCAGCGGGTGCACATAGAGGTGGACAAGAAAGAGGATGCAATCGCCTTGCAAAAGAAGGTGCTAGACAGTCTCACTCTATACACAGCCACGGCAGCAGGTTACTAATGTTGGAGCTGCTGGTTGCCTCACTCTGCCTCGGAGACTATGCTTGCAGTGATGCAGCCAAGGGGTACTATGCAAGTAGACCTGCACTCCGCCGCTTTATAGTTGATACCAGGCACACAGTTAGGGACCTAGTAGGCGAGACAACCATGGTAGTAATCCTGCCCATCGCCAGTGCTGCAATTAAGAAGCAGGCTACAGTACGCCTGGGCCGCAATACTACTCTACGTGTATCCGAAGATGATACAACTGTATCCTTTGCCTGGACGTACTAAAGTTGGATTTAGGTAACTTTTACTTGCGTTTAGGTACAGTTTTAGTAAACTTTGTATAGGAGGCCACATTATGGATAGACCAGAGAACAAGGGCGCGAAGCCGATGGAGTTTTACATTTCATTCGCGAGAGCGGCGCTCAAAGCAGACGACGAACGCATGGGGGACGTGTGAAACTGTTATTCTACAGTGCCGAACAAGATGTGCTTAGGGTTTATGACACAGAATGTGAATGTTGGGAAGACATGAAAGATATTTTTGTCGGCCCGAAGTTTAAGAACCGCTTCACCTCGCTCACTCTTCTTATTGGCTGGGGCTGGACATTGATAGGTGAACTATGAGCCAATTGCCGGATGACGTGAAAAAGAAAATAGGGACTCTTTCAAAAGAGTACGCGAAAGAGCGAGTTACTGGCGACGTTGCTAGAGATGAGCACGCCGAAACATATTGTGATGGCGCTGAGGCCGCCTACGCAATAGCGCAAAAACAAGCCATAGCGGCTGGCAAAGAAATTCAGCGCATAGTAGTTGAGCCGCTTGAGCAGAAACTCTCCGCTCACTCAGCCGCCGCGAAGGGGCCGATAGAAGATGTTGAAGGGTGCATCGAATGCAGCCTTTGCCACACGACTAGGGACGTACTCAGAGACAGCCTCGCCAAATATAAAGAGCTTTTGGGTGGTGAATAATGGCATGGCTAGACAGGTACAGACGAGCAGCTGAAGTATTAAAGGAAAAGAATCCGCTGAAACGTCGGAAGATGGTTCATAAAATGATAAAAGAAACCGCCGATGAAATTGGAAAACGTAATCCCAAGCCCGGCACAAAGGGAGAGTCGTGAAAACAATAACCATGGACTTTGATATTTATCAGGCCGAATTGGCGCAAGAGCGATTAGCTGGAGCAAAACTGAAAGAGGAATTGTTAGCAAAAATAAAGAATATTCTAGAGTACACCCATGGATATTCTTCAACTAAAGAGATTAATAAAGCTCGCGCTGAGCTGTATGCAGTTTTGGAGGAACTAAAATGAGCGACCCAAAAGAGCAGAGCTATGAAGAGGCGAAACGTGAAGAAGCAATAAATCACGGCATAACTGTAGAAGAGTTTGAAGCCTTCAAAAAAGGCGCCGACTGGGCCAACGCTAGAAATAAGGATGAGATTGAAAGCTTAAAGTCAAAAATGAATCATGAGCGGTATGCTCTATTCGTTGACGAAGTGGCAAAGCAACGCGAAGAAGTTAAGGCCCAGCTCACCGCCGAGCGCCGGAAAACGGAGCGGTATGAGAAGGCGCTGAAGAGAGCTGAAACTCTCGCCGCCCACATGATGAATTGTGGCAAAGAAGGAACCTGTTTAAATTGTGTTCGCGCCGCTCAGACACAAGGCTATGAAATCCGTGAAGCCCTATCCCACGAGGGAGAGACATGAGCAGAAGTAAATTAATCGGAGCCGCACTCCTAGCCCCCTTCACCTGGGCCGCCTACATTGCAGTGACTATCCCGCTTTACATTTTGGGCTGGATTATGGTCCCACTTGCTGCAGCGTGCAAGGCTTACGTTAGTATCTATGATGCAGAAAAGGCTGCAAAAGGTGAGGACCCTATCGTGTACCACTTCACCTGGCCCATTATGCGGCCTTATTTTAATTTCGAAGACGGCGTGGCAAATACAACGTATAAGGGGACTACCTGGCCGCTGTGGGCACGCATAGTGTACTGGTCCTGCATCCGTAATCCTATCAATGGACTCCGCACTGTTCCCATACTAAGTTTTAAACTTAAGCCCGGAAACGTGCAAGCCGTGCAACGGGGCGCCTCTTACTTTGCATACCAGGGGCCCTACTCCTGCATTTACCTAAGCAACGGTAAGTATGAGTTCTGGTGCGGCTGGAAGCTGCGGCCTGCTTACGTAAATCCTGCGGCCCCTATCCCACACTACCTCTCGCGCGGGGTAGGCTTTGCGCTGCAGTTAAGGAGAGTGTAACATGGGCAAGCCAACACCCACAGAAGCAGACGCGCCCCACAATTGTCCTCACTGCGGTACATCCCTCTTAGGGGACCTAATCCCAGAAGAGCACCGGGAGCACTACATCGGCCACTACTGGAAGCGCGAGGTGGGGGTGGAAGTACCTGTACTCTACGATGGAATTTGGTATTACCGCTGCCCCGATTGTGATGGTACGTGGGGCGGGGTTAGAAGTCTGAGAAGTGGTGCAGTATGAAACGGATAACCTATATTTCCTTTCCCAATGACCCTCTATATGAGCACGACATAAAGATAGGCATAGATTGGTACGTATTACCCGTAAATTTGGACGCAATTGATGCCACGAATAAGTACTTTGCAAAAGTTGGCTTTCCAGAATACAGAGGCCCCCACTACGAAACATTTATTATAAAGCTCGTACTATTTAGTCGCGTGTACATTTTTGAAATTAAATTAAGAGAGGTAAAACGTGAAGAAGAGTAAACGCATGGTCCTGGGCCGTCAGTTAATGGGACAGGTTAAGGGCCCTATTACAAAGCACGCACTTAGACAGGCTGCAAAGACTGAGGCCCGAGTTCTAAAAACGCACTTTAAGGTAGACAAGTGGGACCTCAACTGGGAAGCCATCAAAGAAGCAGTATTCTATGATGCATTTGATTTTCACCTGAGCGACGTAATTCTGGAAGCACTGCTACAGGCTCGCGTAAACTTTGCCTTAGTAAATAAAGACGGCAACCTGTACTTGCGAAAAGGTAAAGGTAAGCTACCCAAAGGACCTCTTAAACTAAAACTGCACGTAGAAAGAAAGAAGACCCGTCGTGGACGAAAGTAAGAAAAGTGCACGCTTGGAAGAGTGGTTTGTAGGACCAGACGACTTACTCTTTGGCAAGGTTTATGGCCACGCGACCATACCCGATGGGGAAGTTGTGCAAACATCCCGCGTCGTGAGTTTTAATCCAGAAAAGAATGAAGCTATAACCAAGAATACACATTACATTTTGGGCAAGCCCATGGACTCCTATGAGCAAGATTAGCGCAACCCTACTCGCGGCACTTGCCATAAGCATATATGATAGCCCAACGGATAAAAGCAAGGTTGTGGTAGAGGTGTGCACGTCTACGTGTCATGTTTTGATTACGGACAAGGCCACGCTAGAGGCAGACTACGACCGCATCCTAACTTGGGCCGTCCAAATTACTGCAAACTAAAGTAGCCCACAATTTTACATTTTTAAGTATATTTTGTAACCTGTATTCGGGGGAATATCGTGCCTACACCACAAGTAATAAAAAAAGTACACCCGCTATTTCAGTCGTATGTAATATACAGCGACGGTAGAGTGTGGTCAGATTTTGTTAATAGATTTTTGATAATGTCACCTCGGATAGATGGCTATGTTCCTGTAATATTATACGACAAGGCCCGTGGATTAAAAAAAGGTTTCCTACTACATAGACTTATTTTAGAAACTTTCAAAGGACCTCCTAAAAATAAATCAATTCAAGCCTCTCACATAAATGGCAAAAGAGCAGATAATCGACTCAGTAATTTAGTTTGGGAAACCGCCGTAGAGAATAATCAACGCAAAAAAGACCACGGGACATATAGATTTGGTGAAAAGTGTTGCGCACAGCATTTTGACTGAAAAACAAGTTATAGAATTTTATAATTTGTATAAACAGGGGTATACAATAAAACAAATCAGCGAGCAATGTAAGATAGAATATCATGCAGTTAAATACATATTATATGGCAAATCATGGAAACACTTGTATGCAAAATACTTCTAATAACTTTCTTAAGTTACTGTTCCAAGATGGGGAAACTACATGCTTCGCTAATTCCCCGAATGGGACTTCTGTTTCGCACAGCCCCAAACCAGAAGATGTGTTTGTATGCATCAACGCTTTGTTTCCGCATAAGGACTATGCCCCAACTCAACCGTGGCACTCAGAAAACAAGCCGAGGCGTGCAGATGTGAATGTTTGCAGCCTGAGAAATTTCCTGGTCGAGCTAGATTCAGGCACATTAGAAGAGCAATACCGGCTCGTAACCTCGCGCTTGCCGATTAGTGCCTGCACGTTCAGCGGAAGTAAGAGCCTGCATTTCATAATTAGTCTCGAGCAGCCCCTTGCAACCTTACAGGAGTACCGTCACTTGGCCACGCGCCTGCTCAAGCTGGTACCAGAAGCAGACCCAAGTTGCAGAAACGCCTCTCGGCTCACGCGCCTGCCCTGCGTGATTAGGCCTGAAACTGGGCTAGAGCAGAAGTTATGGTATGTGGGTAGCCGCATACCGCTGGCCGAATTAGAGGCCCGTCTCCCTGCTGTAGACATGTACACGCCCCGCGTCCGCACTGAAGCAGAGGTCCGCTCTTACGTGAGCCCCCTAATCGTGCAGGCAAGCATGAATCCCGAAGCTATCATGCAAGAACGGGGCATAAAAGGTCGCAATAGTTTTTTCTACTGGCTGTATTGTAGATTCCAAGATGTAAACATGGAGCAGGACCGTCGCATTTGGCACACCGAGACCTCGTACAATAATCTTCGTGATAAAGATGGGTTTAGTTTACAAGAAGCATATGCGGCTGCAAGAGTAAAGGGGCACTAATGAAAAAGTTAATCGAAGGTCGCAATGAGTGTACCAATGAATTTTACCACTCTCAAAAGGACTGGCTCAGCAGCAGCAGCCTTAAGAAAATACTAAAGGACCCGGCCCTATTCTACAAAGAAGAAATCCTAAAGGATAAGCCACCGGAAAAAGACAACCCTGCATTTGCAGAGGGCTCGTATTTTCACTCCCTGGCGCTAGAACCGCATACTATTAAAGACCAGTACGCATTCTATGACGGCCTTATAAAGTCAGGTGCAAAATGGGAAGAGTTTAAGGCAGCAAACATGGGTAAGACTATACTCAGTAAGGCACAAAAGGCCCGAGTAGAGTATTGGAAACGCGCCTATGATGCAAACCCTACGGCACAGAAAATCATGGCTCCTGGCGAGAGTGAAGTTACAATTTGCCACACTATTGATGGGGTGCCGCTAAAGGCACGAGGCGACCGTGCAAATATTGTGGCTGCCTACCTTAGCGACTTGAAAACCAGTGGCTTCATGGTGGATAAAGAAAGCTTTACCATGACATGCCGCAATTATGGATATTTCTTAAGCGCGGCCCTGTATACGATGCTATTTGAGAAGGAATACGGCAAGCCTTTTGATTTTTATCTCATTCCAGTATCGAAGGCCGAAAGCGAATGCCGCGTGTTTAAAGTCTCCGAACGCACAATGCTAGAGGGTAAGGCCCAGGTGCGCAAAGCACTCGCACTCTACAAGCAGTGCACCGCCACGGGTATATGGAAGTTACCTGACTCTGGTCCCATCGTGCAAAATGAAATTGAGGAAATATGAGTCCAGCAGCGAAGGTTAGCCTACTCATAGAATTGTTACAGAACGGATTTCTATGCAAATGCTCAAAATGGACCAGCATTGAAGAGGACGACTCAGAGTTAAGGGAGTCTCTTGTGCATGAACCAGATTGTGAAGGTAGGTTGGAAGTTATGAGATTGTTACATCTTAAGGAGGAACTATGAGTGGTGGAAAAAGACGATGCAAGGGTTGCGGAAACATGTTTACAGGCGAGTGCAGTTGCACAGTACTCGTGCCAGTTAAGACTAAAACATTTAAAGAAGCTGCCGCCCAGGTTATGGTGACTCATAAAGATACACTTACACGTCTGGCAGCGTCCGAGGCCGCAGAGAAGGGCACCAAATACGATGGCGGCAAGGCTCCGCTGCACCACATACGCATGGATGCACTAGAGCAGGTGGCCCGCGTATTTGAATTTGGCGAACGGAAATACCCGCTTGTTAACGGCACGCCTAATTACATGCTAGGCATGCAGTGGCTGCGGCTCTCCAGTGCCGCAATGAGACACATCATGGCGTGGGTTGCAGGCGAGACTAATGACCCAGAAAGCGGCGAGAATCACCTTTCACATGCCGCCTGCTGCCTCCTCATGCTGCTTACATACAGCACCCATAACCTGGGGACTGATAATAGACACAAGCATCCTAAACTTTAGTTTACGTAAATTTGCAGGCCGTAGCATGGTGCTGTAGCCTGTACTAAATGCTCCTAAAGAGCAAACACAAGGAGAAAACATGTCAGAAAATAACACGGCCACAGCACGCACATTTAAAAGCGTGAATGGTAAACCACTAACAGGTAATGAAGGCCAAGGCGAATTGAGTTTTGCTAATGCTGGCGCACTTAAGGCTCGCTTAGCAGAGTCGGGCGCAGACTCTATCATTGCGGCAGAAGGCATTCTAGAGTCTAAGAAGACTGTAGAAACCAAGTTTGGTCCGAAGCGCCAATATGCGGTGCGTACGGAAGCAGGCGATTTGGTCCTCTTGGATGAAGCCGGCAATTTGAAGTCTCAGATGGAAAAGGTTGAGGACGGCCAGTATGTTCAAATTACATACACTGGCATGGACACAATCAGTGCAGGCAAATGGAAAGGCCAAGCCGCTCATAAGTATATCGTGGGCGTCGCGGAATAGATTTAGCCCCTAAACCTTAAGCAGTTATGGTGTACGCGGAGGCCATGCCCGCAAAACTGCTACATGGCATTTTATTTTTTATGGGGGACCTGTGCTTATTACGACTATTTTACAATTGCAACAAGTTTACGACTTTCTTCATTCCAATAAATACATTGCTTTTGATGTAGAATCCACGGGACTCAATACACGTAAAGATAAGGTTATTGGCATTGGAATTTCAAACGGACAAGAATCCTACTATATCTGCCATCTAACCTGGGACGGCGAGAAATTAGAAGAGATGGTGCCGTTTGCAGCTTGCCAAGATTTGCTACAGAGAATTTGCAGTGAAAATCAAATCATTACGTGGAACGCAGCCTATGACTGCAAAATAGTTGAGTCTTATTTTAAAGTACCCATCAAAAATGCCCTATATTCAGATGGCATGTTAGCATTTCATACGACGCAGGAAGAAGGCGTGCCCTTCTCTCACCGTCCCTTCAGCCTCAAAACAGTAGCTCCATATTTTCTAGGCGATTCAGTTGTGGCCGAACAGACTGATATGAAGGAGTCTATTAAAAAGAATGGCGGTTCGCCCACCGAATTTTATAAAGCCGACTTAGAACCAATGGCACGTTACTGTATGCAAGATGCCGCCTTAACCTACAATTTGAATGCACGTTTTCTAAAACAAATTGAAAAAGACGGCCTTACTCAATTCTACTTCGAAGATGAAGTAATGCCCCTTTACCGCGAGGTGCTAATCCCCATGGAACAGCTGGGACTCCCGCTTGACCTCGAAGGCTTGCAAACCGGATTACAGTCTGTAGAATTAGCCCGCCAAGGCTTGGAGACCAGAATCCAGGCAGCCATTGCCCCACTTCTGAAGCCGGAATTTGAAGATTGGTTTTGCGCAAAAGATTATCCACCTAAACGCACGGGGCCCTTTGTTCAAGCCGCAATTGACATTTTAGAACCTGACTCTCTATCGCGAACCGCTACAGGTTCTTACAGCCTCACGGCAAAGAGCATTGCTGCTCTTCCCGAAGGGCTCCTAAAAGACTGGCTCAAAGAAAAGTGCTACTTACCGCCAGATTTAGTACGTACAGTGCAATTGAATATGCACGGGCCCAAACCTATGTTTAACTTGCTCTCGAAATTCCACTTGAAACGCCTCTGCTTCGATAAGCTAAGAGAAACGCCTTTAAGCCGCACTGAAACGGGATTACCGCAATGCGACGAAGAGTTTTTTGACTCCATTGCGCATAAGTACGACTGGGTGCCATGGCTGATTGAATACAACAAACTTACTAAAATTAAGTCGGCCTACGTAGAGCGTCTACTAGAAGAGCACGAAGACGGTACCTGGTACCCTTCCTTTTCATTACATCGCACCATTTCGGGCCGTCTAGGCTCAGACGCGCAGCAATTTCCACGGCCTTTAGAAGAAGGACAATCTACGCCGCTAGTTCGAGAGCATAATAATAAAATTCGGCACTACTTTAAAGCCAAACCCGGCTATTGCTTCATCGAGAGTGACTATGAGTCTTTGGAGCCTAAGGTTTTCGCCCATGTCAGTACCGACGAACGTATGAAGGAAATTTTTCGAAAAGGCCTGGACGTATACTCGCACATCGCAATTATGACTGAGGGACTACAGGGTGTAAGTGCAGATAAAAAAGCACCCAATTACTTAGGTAAAGTAGACAAGGTTAAACGACAGAATGCAAAGCCCTACGCTCTAGGTATTCCCTACGGCATGACCGGATACAAATTGCAATTTGAAATTGGAGTATCCCAAAAAGAGGCGGACCAATTGGTGCAGAACTATCTAGACGCATTTCCTGACTTAGCACGGTGGATGCAGGAGACCGCAGCTAAGGTTTACACCGAAGGACGAATTAAAATCGAGACGGGCCGCATTCGCCGATTTCCTCGCGCAGTGAAAATTTACGAGACTTACGGTGAAGCTATTTTAAATGATTTAACTTTATGGAAAAAATATAACGAGGCACCTTCCCTGTATGCAGAGGCAAAGAAACATCGCCGCGAGTTTAAGAACTATATCAATAACGGCAATAACGTGCAAATTCAAGGCTTAGCTGCTTCGATTGTTAACAGAGCGTGTATTCAAATTGCCCGCGCACTTAAAGCGGCAGGGCTGCAAACTCAAATTTGCCTGCAAGTGCATGACTCTATTGCGACCTATGGCCCAGAGGCCGAAGCCGACCAAGTTTGTAAGCTAATGCAGCCTATTATGGAATCAAACTATAAAATTTCAGTACCCCTTTTAGCCGAACCAAAGATTGGCAGAACATACGGAGAGACAAAATGAAGCTAGTAAATAAAGAAGACAATAGCGTTGCTTATTGGAAAGGTAGAGTTGCTTACTGGGAAGCTAAGACATTGCCGCTCAAGCGAATTTTAAATGCAGGCAAGAAGGGCCGTGCTGCTGCTCGAAAATATGGCGTACCTCCTGAAACTATTGTGCAATTACTTAATGCCCAGAATTTTTCGTGCGCAATTTGCAAAAGGCATAGGGATGATTTGAAAAAGGATTTAGCAGTGGACCATTGTCATAAGACAAACAAAATTCGGGGCCTTCTATGTCAGGAGTGCAACTTGGGTCTTGGTAAGTTTAAAGACTCTCCCGAAAGCCTAACCCGAGCAGTTCAATATTTAACTAAGGAGCCCCAAACATGAAATCAGAACCCTGCAGTCATCTACACGAAGACCATACTTTCACAGTGAGAGTGTACCAACCCGGAGAGCCTATAGCGGCATTTAAAACGTGGTACGAAGGTATATTCTTGAAGCAAAATCCTAACTGCGATGATTTCTCTTTTCAGGATGCAAAGACTATAAGTGGCGAGCCTACAATAGAAGTTATGGCTTTTAATCCATTCTTTCCTATTGATGCACTTGAAGCAATGTTTCATGCGGCCCGTGCACCGACCAAGGCCGCCGTAAAAAATCTTAAAGTCTTAAACTAAAGGAGACCCCATGTCTAAGTTTCTGCCCCAAACCAAAGTCGTAAATGAATCTTACATGCAGCTGAAGCGCCGCCAGAAGGGCCTAGAGAACGGCACGTACGTGCGCTTTCCAGACCCAGAAGCTGGGCCCTTCATACTTAAGAAGAGTGTGCTAGAGAAGGCCGAGCAGCAGGACCCGGCAACCGTTGCCCGCATTCGGGCAGCAGGGGAGGCCCAACTAGCGGCCCTCCGCAGTGCGGACGCTACCGCAAAGGAGCTGCAACGTGAAGAGAAGTGAAATGGTGCAAAATATAGCCACTGCATTAATTATTGAAGCGGTGGCTAACGGCCTGAACCTTCCCGATTATGATACAGCTAAAATTATTGCAAATCAAATTCTCACTACAATGGAAAGTGCCGGCATGAACCCGCCTACCGTCCCTAAAGGAACCCCCTGGCACAAATTCAAAGATGATTATGGCCTTATTCAGCAAGCTCACTTAGCCTACGATGTAAATCAATGGGAGTCCGAAGACCAAGAAGGCAACGATGCTTGATTTCCTCATCGGCTGCGCAGTCGGCAGCGTGGTTGTGGGCGCGTCAGTGTGGAGAACTCTGGCTGTGCACGAAGCTGACATGGCCGGCGCCTGGTGGAGCGGCATCATGAACAGTGTGGCGTACTACTACAGCGTGCACTTTGTGGCCCATGACAACCTGGTTGCTTATACTGGTACCGCTGTGGGCAGCACACTTACAATTGTAATTATGGCTTATAGAAAGAAACGTAAAAATAAAGGGGTAAAACGTGGGTGATAGTGCAGAAAAGGTACATGATTTTCAAAAATCGTTAAAGAAGGGCAAAAAAGCTGAGTCTGAATTTTTAGAATTGTTCAAAGACAAGGTTAGCCAAAGTTCTGGCTATATAGAGGACTTTGTTATTCTACGCACTGGCGAGACAATTGAATTAAAAACGGACTTTCATGACCCTTCACAGACTCCAAATCATTTTATCGAGCGGTATAGTTATGGAGAGGTGAATGGTGGGGTTTGGCAGGCAGCAGAAAAGAAGTCTACTTATTATATTTTTTTCTATCCAGTTACTATGGAGTTTTTTGTTTATAAAACTAGTACACTACTCCAATATCTGAAGTGCAATTTTCAAAAACCTTGGCTGCTGAATATTAGAAACAAAGGCCACAATACGAGGGGGTTTCTGGTTAAGCGGGCTGCGCTTGAATCTATACAACTTAACTTGGAGGACATTCTATGAGTTTAAGTATCAGTTTATGGACAGTTTATGTCTTAGGGGTGGCAGCGGGCTTTGGCCTCGGCTACGTAACGTGCATTTTCCTAACGGCCAGGGCTAGGTTAAAGTCTGAGGCCGCACTAAAAGCAGTTTACAAGCGTCCGACTTCAGTAAAAATATCTGGCAAAGGAGTGAAGAAATGAGCAGCGCAATTTTATTAAAGGCGTCTCGCACGTCAGGTGCGCCATTTTATCAGGCAGACCAAGACGCGCTTAAGGAAGCAATTCGTGCAAATTTTGACAAGATTATGTTAAAGCTAAACGTGGACCCCAAGAAAATTCCCGAGAAGGAAGTGGCGGAGCGTGCAAATAAGTTACTCACTCGCACTGAGCGCATAATTGCTGCTAGGTATCCAGTAGAAGTGCAGATGCCCCTCTTTTATAGTAAAGAAGATTGGGTAGAGGCCATTAACACGTACGGCGCCCTTGTCTTGACCATACAGAACGGCGAGCTTAGGTACTATGTATTTGATTCTGAAATGATGTAGGGTTCAGTTTGCAGCGGGACTAGGGTTACTTCTACAATCGTGGCTCGGTCCCCGTAAGCCTTGCGGCTAATTAACTCTACCACTGCCTTATCATCAGTCATGAGGTTTTGTACGCCGTAGGGGGCAGGCTCTATGCTAAATTTCTTCAGGCAGAAGCAGTCAATTAGGCTCTTCTCAGTGTTACTCAGGTCTTTAGTCCTATTGCTGAGCACACCCTTCTTCGTAAAGTATTCTTCTTTGGGATACACACTTATGATTGTGAATGAGAGGCCATGCTCTTTTTCTCTATAGGCTCCACGCAACGCAGCAAAAGCCTCTACGTGCTCGGGCGCATTTAACATGTGAAAGAGAGTTTGTGTCCACTGGCGGGCTTCGGTGCTCTTAACCACGCCGCCGAAGCTCCGTACGTAAGAAGCATTGATTGATAGCGGGCTTAGTCCAGGCAAGTGAAATCTGCGCTTCATGTAAGGGTGCCCGATTTAGTCTAAGTGCTTGTCCATTTCAGACTTAACTTGGTCCTTAATCTGCTGCTTAAGTGCGTCATTGTCCGACCCTAACTTACTTATGACCATTTTAAATAAATCGCCGCCCAGGATGGTGTTACAGTTTTCCAATATAGACTTCAACTCTACCAAGCCTATTACGGAAGCCACAATCTTAGATACTGGCATGATACTATCTAGCATGTAGGTCTCGACTAAAAACCCACTTATCACTGCAATGTTGTAGATTACCATCTTTGAAATCGTTCTTCTGAGTGCTGCGCTCTTAATAGCCTCTTTGCGCTTAACTGCTGCCCAGATTCCGGTAACCAAATCTGCCAAGATTAGGAAACCCACACTAATGAGTAGGGCTTTTGCAGGGGCCAGTGTAGCTAATAGTGCTGCTATGGTGTACTTTACCCAGCTCACGTCGGCCCCCTAATCGCACCCATAACTTGTATAGCCTGCTGTATAAGTGCCCGCTCACTGCTCGTAGGATGGGCCGGAATATTTGCAAGGATTGCTTTAGCTTCTTCTCTCGTCATAGTAACTCCTAATGTAAATCTACCCAAGCGCCAGCTGCTCTAACTTGCAATTTATCTGTCGTGCTATTATAGAGCACCATGCCATTAATAGCAGTCAGTGCGTCGCGCTCAGTGCCAGTCATGCGTGATACTACCATAGCCTTAGTCGTGCTCTTAAGCTCTAGACCAACACTGCTATTAGTAACCGTATCATCGCTACCCGCAGTCCCGCCAATGAGCAAATTACCGGCAAAGTAATTATGGCAAGTTGGTTCAGAGTAAAAACCCCAAGTCGTGGTTGCGGGGTCTCCGAAAGGCAAGTCGAATTTAAACCCGCGCTGCGCTGTGACAGTTGTAACTCCATTTGGAATGCTTACAGCCCGGCAGAGGTCTAGCACACCAATTGTTCCGCCTGTGGCACCTGGGTCCAAACTTAGAGCAAAGGCCGCTGCTGAAATGCGGTCCACAGTAGCGCCAGTGCCCATGCTAACTACAGCAGGTAGGGCTAAGGCCGCCACCCCAATAAAGCCAGTAGTAACTACACTATTATCGCCCATGGTAAGGAGCATTGCAGTGTTTAAGCCCAGCGTATCGCCGTTGGCTACTGTCGTACTTGCTGCAATTGTAGGCGCGGAAACCAACATATTTATGGATGTAGGAGCCCCGCCGCCGTCTATAATGGCTTGAGTAGCAAAAGCCGTAAGCTTGCCGATGGAAAGTGCCCCAGAAAAATTTAAGTTTCCGTTAATACTCACATCACCATCGAATTGTGCTGCCTTAACATTGGTGCCCGTAACACCGCTCATGCTAATATTAAGGCCCGTAGCATTATCACACGAAGTAATATTAGGCGCGCTATTTATACCAAAGTAGTTGTCTACCGCATCAATGTTGGGGCTTATGGTTAAACCCTGAAATCCGCCAGTATCAAATGTGCCGTAATTCCCAAAAATGCCTATACCGCTCGCACCAGAATTTCCGGTAAAGGTGTCAATAGTAGGGGCAATGACCAGACCTTGATAATTATTATTATTCTGCATTTCAGTAATGCTGGGGCCAAAATTGGCCGAGGTGTGGCTTGCTGCAGCCGTGTCAATATTTGAGAAATCGTAAAAAGCAATTGCATATGAATCATTTGTTATAGTTGCACTTGCATCAATAGATGGTTGGTATCCGTAGCCTTGCATAGGCCCACTAATTGTCACATTAGCATTAACCTGACCTTGGCCAAATGCGTAACTAAACCCATTTACATCAATAGGGTCGGTCCCATTACCTAAATTGAAAGTATTGCTAGTAAAGTTTACGGCCCCAATGTCAGCTGAGCCTTGATGCTGCACATTAGCTGCATTTATAAATACCGCATTGCCGCCAGTGCCAAATTCAAATCCAGAATCGGCAGCGTCCAGATTAACCTGCACATTATTGACTGTAACTTGGGATGCGGGTGCGGCTTCTGTAGGCTCTACTGCAATACTTTTATTAAAGGGAGTCTGGTTATCTACATCATCTGGCTCAACGGTCAGGGCTACGTTACACCCGCCCTCACTATTAATATTCCAATTTGGAATCGTGAATAAGTCGCCTGACCCATCAAATCCAGCAAAAGTGTTATTGCTGCCTGTAGGTGGAAAGTTCGCCGCATCAATATTTCCGGTAACTGTTAAATCAGTATTAACGGTTACGCCGGATACAGAGTAAAGTTGAATATCATTCTGATTAAATTCAGCCTTAAGTGTGCCATTTGCAGCCACGCTTACATTGCCATCGCCGGTTTGGAAAAAGCCGGAGTCACTGTCTGTAGTAAAACGGAGTCCAGGTGCGCCAACGCTACCATCTGCCGCAATTATGACATCGCCAGATTCAAATTTGGTGTCCAATGCAGTCTGCGTAGCCGTGCTTATAGGCTTATTCGCATCACTCGTGTTGTTAACATTACCGAGACCAATATTGGACTTTGTAAGCACAACCACGCCTGTAAGTCCATTGACTGAATCAACGGCACCTGTCCCGCCACCACTTGGTGGAAGTCCAATATACTGGGAAGCCATTTTATATACCTTTCAAATTAAAGCGAGCAGAAGTAATTACAGGGGTAGTACCAGCACTGTCAGCACCCCAGACCACGCGCACCCAACGGTACCCAGCATTCTCAATGTTGTATGCCAGGTCACCCGCAGCCGCTACTGCAGCTGTGCTACCAGCAATGTCTGTCCAGTGTGTAACCTGATAATCTTCATTTACTCTGTCAGCTGCTTGTGGATTGCCCATATCATTTGATAACTGCAGCTTAAAATTACCATCTGGCGTGCCAGTAAAGAAAATTTGAATGCCGTAATTGCAAATGTGCCCCAGGTATATGGGGTCGCTTGTTACATTGGCAGCCAAGCTTGTGCTGCTTAATACTAAATCACCTTGTGCTATTCTCACGTTTTTCTCCTTCTATCTATCCTACGTGTTTAAGTCTTATTCTTGTCACTTAATTCTATGTGCGGGTAGTCCTTGAAACTAAAGTCTCGGCCTAATTTAATTTTAATGCCCAATCTCTTTGCAATGCTTTCTATATGTGTGCACATTTCAGAAAAGCGTTTTATGTCTTTCCAGTCTACCGGGTATGGTGCTAGGTCCACTGCACGAGAAGGTAGACTATTGTGCTTACTGCGGGGCCACGTTAACTTGCTATGACCATCTATAAAAGCCTGAGCCTGTTCCTTCTCGCCTCTATGTCCACAGAGCACAGTCACGTCCATAATCTTTACCAACTCATGAGCTATGGCCTGTAAGTCTTCATGGCAGGTTGCAAGACGCTCTAGAGATTTCTTTCCAAATTTTGGCACGTTAGCCTACCCTTATCCCATCTACGTACATACTACCAACTAATGCGGACGTAGCCATCTCCGCCAATGCCACTCCTAATATTGGACACATTGCCGCCATTTTCACTAGCCGCACCAGCACCGCCGCCGCCACTACCTTTAACTGCATCAGCACCCTGAGATGGCGTTACACGCGTACCACCACTTCCGCCTGCACCGCCACTAACAATACTCGCACCGCCACCGCCTCCGTTACCGGCACCGCCACTGACACCTGAGCTTGTAGCCCCTGTTCCGCCAGCGCCGCCAGCCGCGTAAATAGTAGTCCCTGCCGCACTTCCAGCAGCTGGGGTGACATTCACATTTGTACCAGCTGAACCGCTGCCACCGCTAGAAGTAGAACCTAATTCTGTGAATGTTGCAGCTGTAGGTGTGCTAGGCGTTGATGACGCATTTGTTCCACCGGCACCTCCAGGTGCTCCAGTAAATGTCAAGGTAATGCCAGTACCAGTTATAGTAGTATTTGCACCAGCTCCGCCTGCAGTACCAGCAACGCTTGAGCCGCTCGTGGCCGCACCTGGCTGCCCACCCTTACCTAGTGTAATAGTCAAGACTTGGCCAGGAGTCACAGCTTGTCGTACTAAAGTAGGTATACTGCCACCGCCGCCAGACCCACCATTTGCAAATCCAGCTGCTGGTGTGTAAATTGAGCCCGTACCGCCCGCGCCACCGCCGCCTGTGCCCAGTATAGGCAGTTCGTACACACCTGCGGGCACAGTAAAGCTCTTTGTCGCAGGAGTCGTGGCCCAAACTTGGTTATCACTTAGCGACGTGAGTGTAGCCGTTTGGTACCATCTTGTATTGGCATGCGTTCCGCTCAAGATATAGGCACAATAGTCATTCAGCTCCTCGAACGTATCGGCACTGCTATGACGCACTGGTGCACCACTAGCCTGAACAACGTACACGCCATTTTCAGACGCCGTAGTCTGGTCTTTTAATAGAACCAAGTTTCCAGTTACAAGTGTAACTCCACCAAAGCTATCGCCATTCTCTACTTGAGAGGCCAGGGTCACATTTGTAGTAGATGCAGCCCTAATTTGAATGTAAGCCGGTCGGAAAAATTCTAGATAGCGGACTCCCGTAATCTGAGACCAACCGTCGCTTGTATAAATCCACAAACCTGCTGCCCTAGGCGTGCCGTTAGAGACGTATAACATGCCCACGACTGGACTGCCTGGGTCAGCTGCCTGCGGCGTCAGAGTAAGGTTACTTAACGTGCTTAAATTGGCGCCGGTACTAACCTGCTGCCAGTCTGCATCCTGATACAGCCAGAGCCCCTCATCCTTCGTGCCGTGAGAGGCTGATGCGTAAAATATATCGCCTTCTTGCGGATTGGCGGGGTCTGCGTCAAGTGGACTGTATCTGTGACTATTTATTGTAGGATTTTTTCCTTGAAATGCCATTACACACCGCCTAATCTAGAGCCCATGAAAAAGTTAAATAGAGCACTACCAGCTCCTGTTACAGTACTACCTGCTGGCCGTACATCAACAATGTCGCCGGCCACAAGAGGGAAGGATACTGTAATGTATCCAGGCTCGCCTGTAGTAATGCCGGTACCATAATACTTGGCTACACCATTCTTAAATATTGCAATGTTATTGTTACCTGAACTTGCTAGCATGCCTGCCGAGAATGTGTAGAAGCCTGGGGCTGGAGCAGTGAAGCGTCCTGTGCTTACGTTATACGCGCCGTGAGAATTGCTTTCTACGACCGAGAATACGTAAGGCACGGCTGCAGTGCCCGCAGTGCTGCTTGTATTGGCGTTGAAGTAGATTGTTTCACTGGCCGCAATTTGCTGAGGGCCATTAATAAGAAACATTGTCCAGCATGTTGCTATACTAGAAGAAGCCGCTGTCAAAGTATTACTAATTTGAACCGTAACAGTGTCGCCAGTAGATAGTCCCGTCAATAGGAAGGAGGTAGAACTATACCCATTCGAGGATGTTATGCCATCCACCGACCTCTGAACTCCATTAACAAAGAAGCTTAAATTGGTATTAGTGGTCGTGGTTTGCACAAACCTGAAATAGGCCTGATAATCACCTGGGGTCTGTACTGTGTACACGCCGGTCGTTGCGTTGAATGCTGCTACAGAATCTTTAACTGTAGTCCACGACGCGATAGTTGTATTTGCTGTAGCAGAGCCACCATTCTTTACGGCAACAAAGTCTACGATTCTATTATTTGCACTAGTGCTCATGGCTACGTTAGAGGACCAACCGGCCACTGGCACGCGGGCATTAACTGAAAAAGTATCGCTGCTGTTTAATAATGTATTACCATTACGCTTAGTAAGGCCACCACTTGCGCCGCCATTAGCAAGACCAAAAGTAATATAAGTCACTGAAGGTTCAATAAGAGTCAGAAAAGTTTGAGCGGCAGTAGCATTATTTGCAGCATTCCCCGCAACCTGAATTGAAGGTATGATGCTGGTATCTGCACTAGTAACTGAAGGAAGGCCAATTTGGGCTTCAGCAGCAGTTACGGTACCGGCAACTAATTTGCCGCGTATAAGCACGTCACTGCCGTCACGGCGCCATTCAAATTGCACACTAGATACAGTCCCTAAACCATTTGTAGTTGGTGTGTAAGCAACCCAATTGGTGGCTGCGTATCCAGTAGCCGTAACTTGTGGCCCAACTGAAATATTATCAAATTGCAAGTTATATGCATTAGCACTAACGCTCGAGACATGGAAAATTAGCCGGTATGAGGTACTGTTAGAGGCAGTCTGAAATGTGCATTGACCTTGCTGGCTAGGCCCTGTAATATTAAGTATACTGTTTCCACTGGGTTGGGGTAGAAGCACTGCATTAGTTACGTCATAGACCCATACAGTCAAATCGCCGCTAGCATACGTGCCACTCTCAATTTTGTAATCAAAGTTTATACTCAGTACGCGACCTTGGTCGGCACTTGCAATGCTAAAGTCGTAGGAAAAGCCTTCACCTTGCTTATTTCCAGAGCCCTTGGTAAAGAGAAAGTCTGCAGCACCTCTAAGTGGTGTCGTAGTGTTGCGGGTTAAAGTTACGGTAGGACTTCCGCCAGTACCATTTACTGGGATTGTGCCAGCCGCATCTGCATAAGTTGCATACCCAGTCGTATCTATGAGGGCGTTGGGATTAAGTATGTACTCTATGCGGGTTAGTGCAGTATTATTTACATATTCTAGCCCAGTAGACGTGCTACTATTTGCAGCCAAAATTTGTTGCGCAGTACCAACGGGGAGTGCAGCTGGAGTTGAGGCCGCTGTCGCAGTGAGTAGGTCACCTTTTGCAGTTAGCACTGCCTCTTCTACGCGTGCATCTAGCTGGGTCTGAATCGCGGAAGTTACTCCGGCCACGTAACCAAGTTCGGTATCTGTTACAGAACTATGGGTAGGTATGCCGTTAGCATCTGATATTAGGGCGCGGGCTGCGGTAATAGCTGCGGCATCAGAAAGTACACCGGAACCGTTGTTAACCGCTACTCTATTTGCAGTACCATTAGCCAACTTGCTGCGGTCGATTGCAGCACTTGTATTTATGTCTGCATTTACTAGGCTGTCAGCTACGATATCGGGCGTCAGCGTTGCTGCACCATCATTGTAAGTTAAACTAACCTTCGCACTGCTAGTTGCAAGTGCTCCGGCTGCGTCTTGTGCACGCTCATCGGTAAAGTAGAGGGCACTACCTTCTGCAATGTCGTCGGTGTCCAGCGATACTGCACCAGTTTGACCATTTACGCTCTGTACCTGGTCGCTGTGGTCCCACTTTTCCCAAATCGTGCCGTTATTTACTACACTATCACCAATTGCAAAGGTAATATTGCCTGCACCAAAGTCTACTGTCCCGTCCGCATTTACGCGGTAAAGTGCACCTTCAACTCCAGTGTCAGTATTGGCTAGTGTGGGTGTATTTGTAGAGGCGTCCCAGGTACCTGCATAATATATGGGGTCCGGAAGCGCGTCTATGATACTATCAAGTTCGTCAATTGCGTCTTGGGTGTCTGTGGCCGTAAGCCCAGAGGTAGTATTATCGTACTTAATTTCAGAAGCCTTATTAAGGCTTAGGTCCAGATTGCCGGTTATGGGGTTTACTAAAAACTTTGCCATATTAGCTTACCGCCGCAGTTTCGAAGTCCCCGTCCACGTCGTAAGTTATGGTTAAACTTTGCACGATTGTGCCGCTAACTCCGCCTGTGCGTGACACGATGAGAGTTGGACCATCTGCAGTTTTACTCTGAACAGTTAGCGCGTCGTAAGGAAGTGTGAAGAAGCTGGCCGCCAATTTTTGATTAATTGCACTAATGTTGGTATCGATGGTGGCTATGTCTGCAGCAGCAGCAGCAAGTGTTGCTTCTGTAGCCGCGCCAGAAGGCAGAGGCAATGACGCTGCGCTAACGGGCTGAGTTACTCCGCTACCGTCTACTAGTAAGCGAGTTGCAGTTACGGTCAAATTTGCTGGAACCTTGCCATCAATGGAGCTAAGGCTAGCATTGCCAGTATCTTGCTTTGCTTCAGTCGCCGCACCAGTCGGCAGAACACTGGACGTGATTGTGACATCATCTGTATCAACGGTTACGGTCTTGCTATCTATAGATGCAGTACTAACGGCGGTTGCCGCAGTATTTGTATTAATGTCTTCAGTTTCAGCTAGCACTAAAAGAAGCGTTGCTTCTGTAGCCGCGCCAGGAATTGTTACGCTAAGTGGAGGCCAGACAAGTGTACTGCGTGCCATGTTACACCGACTTTGCAGTAATAACTGCCAATATTGTTCCACTACCGCTTGTGTAGTCGAAGTTTAAGCGCAGGAGAGAGAAGGGCATTGCAGTAAAGACTAGTTCTATGCTCTGGTCTGGGTCTGTATCATCAATAGTAATGGGTGTGCCAAAGTCGAGTGCACGCCACACTGTGTCTGCAGAGGGCTCGCCCTGACTGACATCAGTATTGGCCACTTCAACTGTAAGCGTGCCAGCCAAATTGCCGGTCCACGAGAGTGGCACTGTAGCTTGGTCTACTTGAGTTGTGGTTGAATATTCGGAGCTAATTGTATCTGCAGTTATTGTGGTCTCGCCATTAAACAGCTTATAAGCATGTATGGCATTCTTACGTGACATGAGGTCCCCCTAGTAAGGTTAGGGGTTATAGCCCCTAGACGGCCCCTTGATGGGGCACACTAAGGTGTCAGGTTTATGGGACTTATTCGCCGTTACGGCGGCGGAGGAAGGCCTCAGAATCGCCAGAAGCGCGCTCAGAAGCAGTAAATTCTGCGCCTTTGCCCGCGCTTGAGGGTGCCCTAGCTTGCCCGCCTTGAGCCTGTGCTTCCTCTTGTGGCGTGAAGGTGTCCTGCAATCCTGCAATGTTTTTGCCCAGGAGTGATTCATCTGTGGGTATGTTCAGTAGCATGCCAATTTGGACTTTTTTACTATATGAAATGTCGGCCTCATCGGCCTCTTTAAGCTCCCCTAGCACGGCCTGCTGAATGCGGCTATACAAGTCAGGGTAAACTGCTTGCAGCGCCTCAACATGTTCACGGGTCAGTGTCCCTGCTTTTAGGTCCTGCAGCACAGAGAGTGGATTGTCCACAACCTGCACATAGCGTTCAAATTTAGCTAGCTCCATGCTGCTCGGTTCGTAGTCCCGCGTTTTACCGCTCGGGAAAATGGTCTCGTATGGATTCTTAGGTATTTTAGATTGCAAGAATTGCAGAGCTGTTATAGCCTTGCGGCCCACGGCCTCTGCTGTCTGAGGTGCAGCGTGTGAGAGTGCTGCTCCGGCCTTTACGGCGCGGTCCATTAACTGGTCACTGTTTACTAGCAAATTACTAACATTGGCCGCTGCATTTTTATACGCTTCTTTTCTGTTTTTAGGCGGCACCGGCTGCTTGCCTTCTTCTCTCTTTTGTGCAATGGTAGCGTTAGTCAGTGCCGTAATACTGGCCAACTTTCCGGGACGTGCGCCTTTAGCAAGAAAATCTTTTACACTTGTGCCAATGTCTTTTGCAATTTTGGCTTGTGCTGTTTCAAGACCATTCAATATTACTAAGCGGCGCCTTAAATCAGAATCAGCAAATTTTCTTGCACCTACGTAGGCCGCAGCAAGTATAGGCTCACCGAGAGCCACACCGCCAGCACCGTATAGCGCATCTTTGAACCCAATAAACGACTTATCTCTCTCAGCCTTTTTCATTAGAGGATTTTCTAACTTTGCAGCGTAGTGATAATTTCTATTAGCCTTTGATAGCTCCGCAGCCAACTTATCGTCAATGAGTGTTACCCACGACTTGGACATTTCATTGAAAGCACGTCTTGCATCGGTCGCTGCGTCTTCTAGCGCAGTCTTTGTTGCTCCAATACCCCTAGTCTTGTGCATACCTGCAATATCGTCGGACCATCTCTTCAGGTCTATAAGTTCTGTAGCCGTGAGTGGTGTGCCTTTATTAGCGGCAGACCTTATGTCATCTACAAATATTTTAATTTTTCTAAAGTCAGCACGATTGCTGCCCTTACCTTGCAAGGCGGCTAGGTGATTCTGCTCAATCTCGTCCGCAACGTCATTTATTAACTTTTTCCTAAGTTCTGGTGCATTTGCAGGTGAACCCATTCTTTGGGCAGCTACGCTATCGGCCTCTTTTAGCACCCTTTCAATGGTCTCTCCAGCCTCATTTTTGACTGCAATGACCTTGGCTACTACATCATCCCCATTAAAATCTCCAACTGCCAATTTTACGTCATTTTTGTACCAGGCAGGCAGGTCTTCTAGAAACTTGCGTCCAGATTCGGTCTTTTTAAGCTTAACTATTTCGTTTACAGGTAGTCCTGAGAACTCTTCTGCGGCCTTAACTGGGTCCGCGTACTTTTTTATGCCTTTTCCAAAGAGGGCCTTCGCTGTATCGCTGCTTTTACTTGCAGCCGAGCTTATGGATGGCATGACCGCGCCCGTAATCCCGCCTAGTAGTGCACCAGTACCAACGCTAGTGAGCACATTCTCTGCGTTAAAGTCTGCGGTACCAATGGCGTCTTCTCTGGCCAGGTGTCCGGCACTGTAAAGGGCACCTTCAGTAGCTGCGCCTGCGGCCTTCTCTATGCTCTTCTTTATTACTTCTCTCGAAACCTTTTTACTTCCGCTCTGGGCCACAGCAGATTCGATGACCTTTGCAGCTACTTTTTCTGCAGCTTGCGCAGTCTTAGCTATAGCGCGGGCACCAGTCGCAGCGCCCTTAGCAGCCGCACTCGTGCCGCCGCTTAGTACTGCAGGTGCAATGATTCCAGTAACTTCTCCAGCAATTTTAGACATTTCATTGCGCTCAGCGCGCTCTTTCTGGGCTTCCTTAGTCGTAAGTCCTACAGCTTGGGCAAGTCGGTCAGTGAGACCAAAACTAGCCTCTCCCAACGTAGTCTCTGCAAAGGTTGTAAGCGGCGCATTGCCGTACTTGTCCTGCAACTCTTGTTCTTTATCTAAGAGTGCCAAATCCTCTGCTGTGAGTCGGGGCGCTTCTTCTGGCTCTTCCGAAAAGTGCCCACTAGGGAGCCCCGCAGCCTGAACTACGGCAGCATTGTCTGCTTTAACAGAAGGTAAATTAGCAATTATGTCTAATTCATCCTGACTTAATTCCGCATCATCTGCCACAAGTCGCCTCTTTTATTCGGGTTTCCATTTTCCGGCTGATTTTAGGTTATTCACTATCTGGCCGTCTGATAGATTGGGTCGTGCTGCTTTATATTCTTTGAAAAGTTTTTCATTTTCTGAGAGAGGAAGGTCTATGCCGCCACTTCTCATTGCCGAGCGATGGAAAAACTTTACCTTATCTATAATAGTTTGCAGCTTGGCTCTATTAGCACTCTCTACGCTAAAAATTACAGTAGGGTCACCAATAATCTCGTCTAACATTTCGCGTTCGGAATCGGTCATGGCGCCTGGGCCCAGGTATGGTAGCCGTAACTGGCCCTTTAGGGCTGTGGCCAAACCTTTAACTTGGCCGGCGCTCTCTCTGTCTACAAACTTTTTAACCGGATTATTGCCAAAGTATTCTATCTTATTCATAAGTTGGCCAGCACTCATAAGTGCACTGTCTGTGTCAGTATTTAGTGTGCCCAAATCAGCTGCTTGCTTAGATGAGAAGGCCGAAGCTGCGCTGCCATCTGGAAGGCGCACTAGGTTTAACTTCTCTCGCATGTCTGCAGGTAGACGGGCGGCTTGCTCTTTAGTGAAGCGGGTCTGAGATAATAGTGCACGTTCTTGCAGTTTTGCTTGCACCTCTCCCCGTTTTAGGGCCAGCTCCTGGTCAGCTTGCTCTAAGCGGCGCAATGTGGCCATGTTGTCTATGGTTGCCTTTTTCTTCTCTAGTTCTAACTGAGCCTGCTTGTAAGCCTGGTCCGATAAACGCAACCGCTTCTCTTCACTATATTTTTTCTCTGCAGCCAAGCGGTCCAATTTCTTATCAATGGCGACCACAGCTGGGTTTTCTTTTGCGCCTGTGTACATCTGACTGTATGCACCCAACATGATTGCAGCAGCCTGGCCCAAATCGCTGGCCCATGATGTGCCTTTAAGGTCTTGTGTGACCTCTTCCTCTTCCTGCGCTGCCTTAGCCATAGCGCGGTCAGCCTTCTCCTGCTCTTCACTTGCAGCCTGAGCTGCCATAACTTGGGAAGCTTTCTGCTGGGCCATGGCACCTTGAGCAGCCTGCATTTCCGCTGCAACTTGCTCTTCACTCGGTACCATAGGAGCTACACTACTTACTGGCGCCTCTAATGTAGAGGGTAAGCCCTGAACAGCATCAGGGGCCATCATACCTTGGCCTGGACTTTGAATTGCAGGAAAGGTTGGCGTTATGCCTGTGCCTTGTAGTGCCTGCTCAGTAATTACGTCTGAACCTTGCTGAGCCTGCTGCATGCCAGCCGGAGTTTGAGCCATAGCAGTATTTTGCACATCTGCTTGTGCTTCTAGCGGCGCTCTCTGGGCCTCTGCATAGCGTCTAGCTTTAATCTCGTTAGCCGCGCCTTGGCCTAAACTGCCAGACGCTACCCAGGTGTCCAGAATATCGTCTGGTACGGCCATTAATTGCTGCTGTGCATTTGAAAAATCTGCCATGTTTACCTACTCACTTGCCTTTATTCTTTTGTCTAAATTCTTGCAATAATTGTTTGTAGTCTAGCGTGCCACCTTCGGGCTTCGGCTTCCTAATATCTATTGTCGGTGCGGTTTCTTGTGCCTTCTTAGCCGCCATAAGCTTTGTAGCTGTATCTTCTTTTACTTTATTTGCCACAGCCTCAAGGACTTTAGCCTTAGAGTTAGCTTGCACTGCTGCAAGACTAGCCTCCTTCTTAAGCTTCGAACCTGTCTCTGCAATCTTACCTAAAAGGGGCATTTCGCGCAAGCCTTTTATACCTTGGTTCGCATATTTGGCCACTTTTCCTAGTGGTACTACGCTGAGGGGGTCCCCAAATACTTCGGCTGCGGCTACTGCAAGTGCCTTACCTGCATTGCCTACAGTGCTATCCTGAGGTATACCCAGGGCGTCTGCACCCTTATCTACCAAGTTAACAAAGTTTTCTTCGCTGGTTTCGGCGGGGCTTAGGCCGGCCATTTCTGCGGCCTTCTTACTTGCATATTTCTGGGGCGCAGAAAGTAGCTCAGCAGCCTTATCAAAGACACTGGCCTTCTTAGGAGCTGCTTTAGCTTCCATTCCCAGCTTCTCTGCAGCCATTTGCCCGAGCTTCTTTAACTCACTCACGTTTAGGGCCCTTCTTCTTAGCCAGAGCCTTTGCAAGTGCGCTCATGTCTTTTTCCGTAGCTTTTTCTGAGTTTAACTTCGAGAGGAACTTAAGTATGGCCGGATTACTGGCAACCTTTGCCCGAACCACAAATTCGCCGTCACTGAGCATGGCCGGAATACTGTCTGATGTAGGTGTGCCTGGACCGTCAACTTCTCCCCCAGACTTAAGATTTCTTATAGCTGCATCCTGCGCATTGCGTTTCTTAGCACGGTCTTCTTGCTCTTTATTTACCTTATTATCTTCCAGAGCTTGTGTCGTGTTGGCACCACTGCCTGCATACTTAGACCGACGCACGCTCTCAATAAGGGACTTCATAGAATCTAGGGCCGCATCTTTCTTAACTGGGCCACCCTCTTTATAACTGTGGCTAACTTGTGCCTTGCCACCTGGCATTTTTTTAATGAGTCCACCATCTGCGGCCTTCACTGGACCGCCCTGGCCTTTTTCTAAATTTTTTAATCGTTTATTTAATTCAGCTTGAGAAGCTAATATTGCAGCCATTCCTTTATTAAAATCGACAGCCTTCCCTTTAGGAGTGTCAACTACCATGTTTTTACCGACCTTTGACTTTTCCAAGTCTTGGGCCATGACTGAGTATTGCTCTCCCTCTTCATGGCCTTCATCTTTGTATTTATATTTTGTGCTGTTTAATGTATCTAAAAAGTCTGACATATCATTTTTAGCAGACTTAACGTCAGTTTTTAAATTTTCATCAGAAAACCAAAGTGGGTTGCTTTCTGTGGGTGTCATGGCTCCAGGGTTGGGCGTACTTGGTAAACTTGCTTTTCCAGGTGCAAAGAGGCCAGTGCCGCCCGCAGCCATGCCGCCTACAACTGAGCTTATGCCACTAAATAGGGCACCGCGCTTAGCCGCGTTGGCCTGGGCCTGGGCCTGTGCATTTTGATTGGCCGCTTGCACACGCGCAGTTTCATATTGCAACATTCGGTCTTTCGGCATGAGGTCCAGATTTAGTTTGCCCTGCACATCGCCGCGCTGATTCGCCTGTGCAATGTTGGCCTGATTTAGAAAGTTATTGCGCTCATCGAGCCGCGATAGTGTACTCTGCATGGCTAGGTCCCGGCCAGAGGAGGCCTGATTCTGCAACAATGCACGCTGATTAAGTGCTGTACTCCCGCCGCGCTGAGACTGCATTGCAGCTAATTGTTGCGCTAAATTGCGGTCCTGGGCGGCTTTCAATTGCACTTCTGCTAAGCTGGGACCCTGGCCACTTGCAGCTAGGCCCATCTGCTTAAGCACATCAATTTGTGCAGGGTTTACAGCACCTGCAGCCGCATTACTCTGACCCAATATGCCTTGCATTGCAGCCTGAGCCGGCTCAATTTCCTTGCTAATGTCGTAGAATGACTGATTGACTGATTGCATAGACGGGGTCGTCCCGCCACCAAAACCCAGTGCATTACCAACGCTCTTAATTGCCTTACCCACGCTTCAGTTCTCCTAAATCTTTTTTAAAATATATAATATCTTTATCGCTTGAGTGTATGCGGAAGCCTAAGCCCAGCATAATTTGTGTCATAGTGTGGCCGAAGGGAGTGGATGGCGCTACACTACCAAACATGGTACGCAGACCCTTCTTCTTCGCAATTTCGGCAACCTCATTCATAAGCTGCACGCCTAACCCATCCTTGCGCCGCGATGGAATTACATAAATATCTTGCAAGTAAACGTGCTCAGGCATAAGTTTGTAGGTCGCAAAGCCCCATTCGTGCTCCACAACGTGAACACCTTCTCGCTCTAAGTAATAAGCTGCATATAGAGATGGGGTCATGGCTGGGCCCTCGTATGGTGCCGAATTTAGGCTAAAAATTGCCATTATGAGGTCCCAAACTTGCGGGCTGCACTAACTTTACCGCTGCCTTCTTTTGCACCAACGCGCAGGGTTATAGCAGAGAGGCTCAGGCCCTCTCCAATCTCGTCTTGCACGTCTTCTATGCTCAGTTTCATAGCTTGGCACTTCTGCTTTTTAAAGTTAATGCGGGGCTGGTATGCCACACCATTGCCACCATAAGGTGACTCTGTACCGTAAGGGCTATCGTCCCCATACGCACCAGTTGAGAGAAAATCGGCTGGACTAATAATAACTTCATGTACCCACGTTTCATTGAAATCGTAGGCCACACGCACGCGCAAGCGGTGATTAGATTTAAAATCACCCAGTAACATGGCATGGTAGGCTCGCTGGATACCTTGCAGGGCCACAAGAGATAACCAGCCGGTCTCAATTTTGAAACGAATTGGGCTACTTGCATCCCCAAAGGATGTGCGGTTTTCCTTATATAGGGCACCATCTTCTCTTAAGTAATAATAATCATTGCCGATAGTAACTGCACTAATCCCGCCTGCATTTTCAAAAGTAGCCCAGCGTGCTAAGTTATAATTGTACACTAGACTGCGAGTCTCAGACAGAGTGAACCGAACCTGATTAAGCTCGCCTACAACCACGCCGCTTGTGACCGTTTGAGGGTTATATAGTTCTACCATGGCGCCTATGTAAGTAAGCCCGCCTGCACCTAAGTTCCAAATACCCTTGCGAGACTTAAACATGAGGCCATTAGGTGTCAGTACGAGGCTATCTGGTTGTATGCAGCCCACGTCTGTGGACAAGATTTCTGGTTTGGTAAACGTGTCTTGCTGCCCAGTGTTTAGAGGACCTTCTCCACTAATTTGAAAGCAGCCATCAGCAGAGAATATCATCAATTTTTCTTGCATGGCGCGGATGGCCGTAAGTTCGCCGGCAGTAGGGTCCACATCGCGGTAAATTCCGTCACTGTACTCGACCGGGCCACCCTCATCAGTAATCTTACTGAAGCGCACACGGGACCGCTCCTCGTCTAAGTAAGCAATGCGCTCACCATTAAATACTGTAATTTGATGCACAGCGCCTGGCGGAATATTTTCTAGCACGCCACCAGTTGTGTACAAGATTTCTTGAGAGATTAAGTTTGCATCAGATAGCGTGTCGGTGAACGGCACGCTGTCTACGGTCTTATCATTTAAGAGGGGGTCTAAATCGTCTGTAGCTTTATAATAAGTAGACCCATCATTCTCAGTACGGTAAATTTCAATACTGACATTTTCTTTTTCTGTAACGCGCAGGGTCGGCACGTTTAGGGTGACAGTCTGAGTGCTGCCGCCGCCACTTAAGACCACGGTCAGAGGGGTTAGCGTTGGTGCACTTCTATGTGTGCGCCCCGCATTATCTGTCCAGGCATAGACTGCAACGTAAGCATAATTACCATCTGACATGAACCCGCCAGAGAGAGGCGAGAGCAGTGAACTTGTAGCGGTTGGGCCCACAATATCACCCATGCTATTATCATACGTAATTTCAAAGCCAGCCGCAAATGTTCCCGTAACACTTACTGTAGATGTGATATAGGTTAGGGCTTCAATAGCATTCTTAATGTCTGTAGTACTCGCACTGAATAGTATCGGTGCTGTAGTCTCTGCTCCATTAAATGTTAGAGTAAAGGAGCCGCTGCCAGGTACCGCTGCAAAGGTAAGTTGCTGAATTTCCGGGGTCACTCCCACAACACCTTGTTGCGTAACGGTGACGGTCACTTCAATGGGAGTCGTAGAGAGTTCCAGCAACTCTGGAAAGACATTGAACCCATCTTCCACAACTGTAGCCCCGTCATACATCTTGAGCGCACCACTTGCAATGTGCAGCGTGCCGGCCAGTTCTGCCGTGCTGTAACCAGTTGAAGGTGTAAAATCGAGGCGGGCAGAGCCCACGCCAGTCGTGCTAAAAAAGGTCCCGTTGTCTGATTTTGTGCGATTACGGAATAGTGCCGGGATAAGAAATTCAGAGTCTGTAAGTGCACTAACTTCCGGCAAACTGCCCCACGGTAGGACATTGCTTGCAGTTTGATTTGCAAACTTGGTCACCATGTGCCCGAGGCTGTTCATTACAAAGTAGGTGGCCTGAATCGGGCTCTCCGTGATTAGAACTGTATAAGTCTCATCTGCGTACCTAAAACTGCGAGCGCCCAAACCTACGCTGCGCATGTACACGGAAGAAGCGGCAACTGTGCCGGTCACCGTGGCCGTTACGGTCTTAACGTAATTCGTGCCGACGCCAGCCTGCTCAACTTCATAGAAAAAGCGATACGTGCCCGCCGTACTCTCTTCTATTGCGCAGCAAGTTACAATGTTATCTGTAGTGTCAAGCACTGTGGGCGCAAGTAGTGGTGAGGTTAGGATATACGGGTACACTGTGTACTTTAAATCTGCACCATCCGAGTAGGTGAGAATCACTCTCTGGGCTGCATCAGTACTCACGTCGAGCGCATGTGTAGCATTCTCGCCAGTCACGCCCACAATACTGCTCGTACTACCATCATCATTAATTGCAAATAATTTTAAATTTGTGGCGCTATTGTAGGATACCATGACGCGCAAGCCAACACTTTTACTGTCCAGGAGTCCATCAGTCAAATCGCGGTCTGATGCAATAATGACTACTGCATCTAAGCTGGCCGGCTGTGCAATGCTAAAGCTTCGGTAGCACACATCTGCACCGTCTCCGTACACCACGTAGACCACATTATTTATGCGGGCGAGGCAGGGGCGGTCACCTTGACCAATAAGCCCATTACTGACCAGAAACGCGTTATCTGTACTATCTTGCACGCTATAGCGCACATTGCCTTCACTATCAGACCACGCAAAGACCTTAAACTCGTCTACGACAAGGCCATCTGCTTCATTCTGGTCCAAGCTATTTTTGACCACAACTTCAGAGCGCAAGCGGGCTGGGTAGATGCTACCTTTAGGTGAGCATTTCTGTAGGCTCGGCGAATAGGCGTATAACTGCGTTTCGGTAAGTAGCACAAGTTCTGTACCTAACTTAGACAGGGTACGCTGACCTACTATTCTATTATTGTCCAAGTCGTACAAATCAAGCTCATCATAGCCATTGCGCTTTTTAAGCTTGTGTATAGTTTCATACACCACGTTTTGCGCTTGACGCAGAAAACCTGGCTCTTCTTGCTTAATATCTGTCTTAGTATTTAATCCCTGGTCTATGACTAGGGGTACAACTTGCTTCTGTAAAGCCATGGTAGCCCCTTAACTTAAATGATTTCCCAAGCGTCAACGCCGTTACCGATTACCATAATGGAGCCGTCTCCGCTGCTCATAGTGTAATCTGCTGCATTGTCCAGAGTGTCTGCACCCTGCGTGTCTATAGTGATAGGATTTGTTAGTGCCTGACCCGTCGCATCTTTAATAATGTATATGCGGCCAGCAGCCACGGATGCGGCCAGCGGCAGCGTGACTGTGCGCTGTGCACTCGTATCCACGCTAATGTGCACAAAGATATCGGATGGGCCGATGGTCAAGTCGCCTGCCAGTGTCGTAAATTCAAAATTTTGCACTTGGGCCGGCACGCTTATGGGGCTGCCGCCGTCTGTGAGCTGGACTGCCGTCCCGCTGCCGTTTGTGTAGTATAGGTCACCATCAACGGTGTATACTGACATGGCATTAAGTGCACCACTCAGAGCTGAACTTTGGTCTTCAAATTGGGTTGAGAGCAGGCCGTAAGCCTTGCTACCTTGAAAATTTAAATTGGCATTTATGTCTAAGCCCCCAGTTGGGACTTTCTTACCCTTACCACTTGTGTGGTCATGTCCATCCACCGTCTCAAATGCTTCATTATTCTGATTTGCATACTCAGGACCTAACGTCATAGTTGGTGTGGGTAGGTCTAAGTTCATTAGAGGTGTAGTTGACATATTAATAAATCCAGAGGTTGAGGGTTACGCTGCCGGCGCTTTGCAGGACCAGCACCTTACTATTCTTGCTCACGAGGTATGGTACATTTCCATTATTTTGGCTTACGATTAGGTAGCCGAGTGGAGTGCGTCCCAGGCCGTGGTCCACGTTTGTGGGCGCGGTTCCAATAATTGCACCATTAACTTGCACGCCATTGAGTATTGCACTTTGTAACAGCGGGGCCAGAACATATTCTAAATTGTCCTGTACCTTATTCAGGCTATCATCATCAGTCTGAAGCTTTCGCAGTGCACGTACTCCGCTCACCGGGGTCTCCAATACCACCAGTCGTTTTCTGCACTAGCGTCACTGATAGTATCAGCAACTGCAGCATCACGATTTGCGGCCTTGTCCCTAATTCGCTTTTCCAGCGCCTGCTTTTGCATCACAAAGACACTGGGGTCCGACTCTTCTTTAGTCATAAGCTTTATGGCCACGTCTACAATTACGTACTCAGAATAGGCGTTTAAATCATCTAGCTCGTCATTATCATTTACAAGCTTAGTTGCAACTGGCACGTAATGAAGTCTGTATGTGTAGGTGCCATCAGGTGTGGGTGTAAAGTGAATCTTATTGCCCACGATGCGGTACCTAATATCAGTGTACCCAAATATATTCCAGGTTGCACCATCTGGGTAGCGATTCCGTTCGTTAAAATTGTAACGCTGAATGGTTTGCCAGGTTTGGTTATCAACCTTCATGTCTACGCCTTTTAGCTCGTAGAAGTCATCAGGCAAGTCATAGCCTTGCTGTCCACTCACAATGCTACCTTCTACGCTCGTCACGTAGTAATCACTGCCATAAGCTTCACATAGCAGGTCATACAACTCTGCAATGCTATTATTAACGTAGGATGTAAGCTCGCCCTCTGCAATGAAGGTATTGTTTTCCATGTCAGAGCGTTGGCGGGCTTCTAACTTAATCTGTGCAAGGGTAATAGCCACGATTAGTCTCCTTCGTCGGAAGACTCTTCTTCTTCGTAGTCACACATGCTGATGAGACTGGATAGGGCTTCTGCAAGGGCCCGAGGGTCCTTTGCATTAATAGCATCCATAACTTCGCTAGCTGCAATAGTCTTGGGGTCCGTATCTTCGGCCCCATTCACATCTGCAGCTGGCTTCATGGTTTCGGGTGCCCGCTCATGTAGCTTGCTAAATACAAGGGTCGAGCCTTTTTTATTGACTGGCTTCATAAGCACGGTGACCTACTTCCAAGTAGAGGCTTTGACCTCTAATTTTATAAGTACTTGTACTGTGTCTGGTACATCAGTTGGTGTACCGCTGGTAAGACTAGTAAGTGTGAGCGTGCGAGCTGCGGGGTCTAAGCCTGCAGTAATCTGGTACGTGAGGTCACGAGCAGTGGTGTCCTGAGTCATGGCCTTTGCGTACTTTACTTCTGCCCATACATCGTCCAGGAGCGTAATCTCATACTCACCTGTGTCCGTACGAACTATAGACGCCACGCCTTGTGCACCATAAGTAGTAACCGTTGGGTCAGACGCGCCTGTGCTAGTCATCTTAATGTAAATGTCTTTAACTTCCCGCTCAAGCGACTGCTTGGCAGAGAATAATCGTGATGCCATGTAGTGCTCCTTAAATTGCTGACGTGTTTTTAACTTCGACTTTTAGCACAAGAACCTTGCCAGACGCTGGGTCTGTAGGTGTGGCTGCAGTCAGAGTTAGGAAACGGATTGTACGGCTTACGGCATTTACCGTTTCAGAGTGCATTTGGATGACTAAATCTTGGGCCGAGCTAGATTGCACAATACCTTCAAAGAATTTGAGGCTGTTATATTGGTCGGACAAAACAAGCGAATAGTCACCTGCTCCGTTTCGGGTAATACTAGCCGCGCCGTAGCTTGAGCCACTTACCAATGTTGGGGCGCCGGTGCCGCCAATTGAAACCTTAATGTAAAGGTCTTTAACTTCTTTCTCTAATGCTTGTCTTCGGGACCACATACGTGATGCCATAGGAACTCCTGTTCGTTTAGTCTGAGGTGGCTCTGAGGCCCCGCAGCGCGCACCCTTAATTGGGTCCGCTAAAATGGTGTGCGGTTTAGGCTAAATAGGAGGGGATTTGGGCTTAGTAGGTTACTTTAAGGTACTTATGTGGGATTGTTGCGGAATCTCTGCATTAGGTTATTTTACGAACCCACAATGTATTGCCCCAGCCCCATATACGGTACAGTGGCTTTTCAATTCCCAACTTAACCCTGGCTAACGTGCCGGAAGCAGCTTGAGCCCGCTCGGTGGGGTATAGATTAAACTCTTCTGGGGTTATTTTCGGTGGATTTAATTTCTGAAACATCTGCCTGTGGAATCTCAAGGCTCTAGATTTTAGTACGTAAAAGTAGTCTAGATTATCTGCGGTCTTTTGCTTGGTAAATCCGTTGTTGGCATAAACTTTACCACTTGACAGACGATTCTCGCTATATGAAGCAATGTGAGTGTAGCCTTGGGATTTAAAATACTTAACGGCCATTTTTAGAAGTTTACCAAAACACCCATGAGTGTCTACAGACATCTCGCTGCAAAATCTAGACAACTCTATTTGGCCTTTGAATTTTCCCTGCGTCATGTGCCTGAAGCTCATGCAAGCTATTAGGGTTCCATTATCAAATGCTCCAAATGCCGTTTTACATTTGCCATAGCCTTGCAGATGATTTCTTTTAAAAAAATCTTTGGTAGCTGTTGGGGTTTCAATCTGGCGGTATTCAATCTGTGCGGGTGCGTATGTGGGCCGAATCCCCAGGCGATTTTTAAGCATACTAAGGACTAACTCTCTGTTTTCTATCCATTCATCTTCAAATATGCGAAATACAGTCCAGCCTGTTTTTCTGAAAAATTCTCTGCGAGCCTTTTCCTTCTGATATGTCATGCCCCTAGCCTCGCTGTGCCAGTGAACTCCATCATACTCAATTAATAGCTTCTTAGAGGGCACTGCTACATCAATTTCTCTGCCTAGAGAGCGGTCAGATAGAGATGCGTCGGTAAATCCCAAACTTTGAATGTAAGCGTGTATCTCACGATTTGGCTTAGATATGTTGGGAGAGCACCATTGACATTTAGTGCTGTACTCTTTGGTTAGTGCTTGAGGCTCAACTAGAGAAGTTCTTCCACAAGTGCACCGACACAGTACAACGGGTCTTCCACAAGGTCCCTTTTCTATAACAGTTCCTATGACTGTCCATTGCCCATAAGTCTTACTAAAGAAGTCATCAATATTGGTAGTATGTGCGCATAAGAAGCATTCGGTAGTTTTTCCTGTACGAAGTTGGTAACTGGGTATATACTTTTCTGTACGGCCACAATCACACCGTGCTTTTACACACCTGTGTTCATTAATAGTTTTTATATCATTTAAATCAAGATTCCACTTACCGTATTTACTAAGCAGTGGGGCAGAGGGGTTTTGGGCTTTTTGTAGGTGCGGTGCAATAGTCTTGAGTATTTTTCTATTTCTTGCTTGCTGCCAATGCTTTCTAAAGCGAGAACAAAATTCTTTTAGAGTTGTACATTGCTTTGCAGCTTCAGCAATTTCCTCGTTTGTATATGATATTCTAGGCATAATTATATTGTACCCTAAAGGCAAAAAAAAGCCACACTATTTCTAATGTGGCTCAACTTGAGATTATCTAGTAATTACAACTAGTTAAACTGCACGCTGGAATTTCTCCCAGGAGCACGACATGCGATTTGAGCGTAATATCGTACACGCAATTCGATGCCATCTGCTGCGCTCTGACGAGCAACGCGCAAGGTATCATCCTCTGCAATATGAGGACATTGTTTTAAGCTGTGCAATTTCCACATGTCCATTTCAAGCAAGAAGCCGTAATCTGAAGGGCAGTTTTGGTCAGGGATGACTTTTACTGGACCTTTAGGGCCGTTTACAGAAATACCACGGAAGTTAAACACTGCATTCCCGCTCTTAACAACTTCGTCGATGTATTCAACTTTAGAACCGAGTTCCAAGCACAATTCATTCCAGATGCTGTAATTAACGAACAAGTGAGATGGAGTGCCACCTTCACGAGCCAAGCGAGTGACGGCTTTTGTAATGCCTTCTTCGCGTGACATGCCACGAGCGTCGATGCGGATACCGCCCAAACGAGTCACGTCTACGCTACGGTCAACGCCGAAGAATGGAGTGTTAGTTGGTGCAGTAGCAGGAACCCAAGCTTGCAAGCCTTTTACTTTCGCATTCAAGTCACCAAGAATGGAAATGAAATCGTTAGCTGCAACGCCAGTACCGCCATCAATAGCAGTCAAAGCATCAACTGTTAGTGCGCCAGAATCACGGTCTACAGCGTTAACTGTAACTTGACCAGATTTAGCCGCGCCACCATCAGTAGCAGAAAACTTAAGCTCTTGACCAACTTCGAAGTTTGTAACGTCATTGACGTTCTTCAACTGAAGAGTTGTGCCAGTAGCTGCTGCGTTACACTGACCAATTGAACCAGTACCATTACGGTACATAGCGATGGCAAGTGAACGTACAAGCGTGTGGATTGCGCTGTCAACTGCAGATGTAAGAGCTTGAACAAATGCACCAGCATCAGATTGTGATGCAAGCATTGTCTCTGCGTCTACAGTAGCAATTGAGTAATCGTGGTTACGTGTAATGAAGAAAGCGGCTGAACGCATGTTGGTTGTGCCGGCTTGTGCATCAGAAAACGTAGCTGAACGGTTTTGAGAATCAGCATAGATTGTAGGAATCTTCTTGCTGTCACCGTAAAAGTTCTCGTCTTTGCTAATCATAGCCAAGAGAGCGTTATCTTTATAGGTTAGGTTCTCGATTTTATCTTTCGGGTATAGCGTTTTCATTAACGCTGCAAAATTTGTTAAATCTAAAGACATAATTGTCTCCTTAAAAATTAGTTATACATGTGTGGCTGTTCTGGCGTGACTAGCTACACGAATATCGTGTCACGGTTCCAGGAGATTGCTCTATGTGTCGGCTGCGGTCTGAACTTATTGGGCTTTTGAGCTTATAAGTGCAATGGCTGCTGCCAAACGGTCTGCATCACTTTGTGCGGCTTTTCCTGGACTCTGTACTTGCGATTGTACATTCGACAGAGTTGGAGATGCCTTTTTTTGTGGCGTACTAGATTGAGTTGCCGGGGCTGAAGTAGTCCCGAAGAGGCCTTTAACCTTCTTGCTTCGTTCGATACGTTTTTTCGCGGCTTCGAGTAACTGCTCCTCAATCTTACTAGCAGCTTCCTCGATTGACATGATTTCATCGCCTGTAAACTCCTCACCTAGCTCTTCTTGCTTGGCTTGTGCATCTTGGGCAATCACGTCGTAAACTAAATCAATTCCATATTCATCTTCTGTGGCCAGCAAATCATACTTGTCAGGGTCTGCTTTAATAAAGTCCGCAATTTGCGACTTAAAGCCAGATACTAACTTAGCATCTTGTTCTGCTTGCACTTTCTGCTCGCGCTCTTGCTCTTTTTTCTCGATGGCAGCTAACTTAGCCTCTAACTGCTCAACCTTACTGCCTCCTGCACGGGTAATTTCCTCTTTCATGAGGGCCATTTGCAGTTCAGGCGTGGGCTTGCCGTCGTTTAACATCATTTGCACCAGGACTTCCGGGCTTAGACCCAGCTCCTTAAGCGTGCCAAACGTGTCTTTCTTCAATCGTAATTCAAGGGGTTCTTGTGGGGCAGCGGGAGCTGCGGCGGCTGGCTTATCGCGCTCAGCAAGTGCAGCTTCTCGTGCTGCTAAAGCCTTCTCGCGGGCTTTAAGTGCCTTTTCCTGTCGAGACAGGGCGGCAAATTTCGGGGCAAACTTGTCTTCTACTTTGGGTTCTGGTTTAGGCTCTTCCTTCGGTGCTGCTTCTACTTCTTCGGCTGCTGTCTCATCTACTGGTGCTTCATGAGTCTGTGCTGCGGCTGCCAAAATTTGTTCGGGAGTAGCGTCTGTAACCTGTTCCTGTGACATAGTGTGTCCTTTACTTATTTGCCTTACGGCGCCCCAGTTGAAAAGCATGCGCGGCTAGGGGCTACTGCCGCACATTACGGTGCGTGATTTATACTATGGGAGCATCTAAGGCGCTCGGTTCCAATTGAGGTGCTGCTTGTGTGGCCAGCATCTGTTCTTGGGCGACCTTTTCTACCTGTGCTTGTGTTTCCATGGTCTGTCTCTGCGTATCTACGGCTGCACGCTCAAGGAGTGCACGGGCATCGGCCATCCAACGTCGCAAAAGCTCTAGACGCTCCTCTGGAGCATTCTCATTCTGGTAGCGCAAGTAAGCTTGCTGCATACGCTCAATGCCGAAGCTCAGGTTCTGATAAGGCTCTGGAGTAGTATAATCACCCTCCTCGACCATTTTCTCAATGGCGCGGTCAATGTTTTCTGCACCAGCATTTGCATAATTGTAGAAATTTTGTAAATCTGGGAAGTCGAGTAACTTCATTGCATCTTCCTTGCCCATAAAGCCGGCACTGATTAGTTCTTGCACATCTGCGAGACGGCCAGCCGGAGTTTGTGAGAGAGCAGATGCAGGAAACACGTTCATGGTGTACTGGTCATTATCCATGTCCACGTCTTTCCACTTAATAGTCTCAAGAAACTTCTTGCCATTAACCTTAACTTTATAACCACCCTCGTCCTTAAGCTCTTCATCAATCTCTTTTGCTAGGTCAATCATGAGTGGGACTGCATCCATGAAGCTCTTCTCATAGCGTTGGGCTACAGTCATGAAGCGTTCAGTCTCGAGGTCATTATATTCGCGCAGAGCCTTGCCGCTGTTTAGGCCAGCCGGTTTCTGGCTTGTTGCACTTAACTGGCTAATCCCGGCAATCTCATATGCACGTTGGTATAAGCGGTCTAAGTGTGAGAATAGTTCAGGCGGGATTACACCCAACTGGCCCGGCGTCGGCATGTTTCCAGCGTATTTAATGATTGAGCCAATGCGGTTATCTAAGTGGGAGGACACAATCTTTGAACTGGCCTCCACAAAGAGCTTGGGCACACTAACGAGGTGCATGCTCACTTGAATGGTGCGCAGAATCTTGTTAATTTCAATTTGCAAGCCTTGCAGCTGTTCAGCCAGACCTTGGCCAAAGAAGCCTAGCGGTCTCGTGCCCCAGCGCCAGAAGATAAATGGGAAGTAAGTCTTGCGCCACTCTTCTCTTAACAGCGTATGGTTCTGAATTGTAATTGCGTGCACGCCGTCCGAAGTCTCATCATCCTTGCATTTTTTTGTGGCACGTTTCCACGACTCGCGCACCTTCACCATGTCGGGTGCACTTGGGTTAAACTCGCGGTATGCGCTATTCTCGGGGCTAGTTGCGGCTCTAATGTACACTTCTTGGTCTGGAAACATGCTAATGAGCACTTCTCGGTGCATCCACTTCTCTTGGTGGATTTGCAGCGGGTCCCCATATATGCACTCTCTATCATCAACCTTCAACTCGTCGATGAATACCCGGTCTACTTTAATTTCATTATCCTGCTTATAGATTTTTACTACGCCCGTACCAAAGATGCACGAGTCTAGGAAGGCAATGACAGCTTTAGCATAAAAGTCGGAAGCGTAAAACTGACCTTCAATGAATTGGCTCAATTTTTTTGCACGTCTCTGCTGAGAAAAGTCGCCACCTTCAGTTAAAACCTGGGGACGGGGCTTATTCTTCCCAATTTTACTGACTACAGTGTCTACCATGCTCTGTACGACGTTGAGGGTCACGCGGTTCTGCACGCTAGTGTAATCATTGGCTCGGGCGGGACTGAATCCCCGTAAATAGTCTAAGTTCTGAGACCCGTACATGCGCAGAAACTTGTAATTCTCTTCTTGGCGGTATCCCTGGTTATTATCTAGCAAGCTTAGGTACTCAAATACAGTATTAGCTACCGATTCATCTGGAACTGTCCACCATTGGCCCGTATTCATGTTCATCCTTTATGTGGCGCTGTGAAAGAGGAGGTCTAAGTCTTCCTTCTTCTGCGCTTCAATTTGCTTAGGGGTTAGTGGGCCTGCTGGTGGGTCTGTATACCGCAGCGCGTCCTCTAAACCTGTAGTATGGGCAAGCGGAGAGAAGTGAATCTCAACCTCGCCAACCTTCAATGCATTAATCTTGTTATCTTTTGCCCAAATTATGAACGCTTTCAGCTCGCTTACATCCTTAAACACAATATCGCTCCTTAGTTTAGGGGGCTACTTAGGGTGCCCGCTTTAGGTTTGGGTTACAGGTCTCCGTCACCGATAATAAAGTCCAGCTCTTCTTGACTAAACTCGCCATTCTTGGCAGCTTCGGCCTTCTGCTGCATTTTATCGCTCAGGTCCCGCTCTACTTGGGCCTCATATTCGTTGCTGTTACGGTCTGGTTTGCGGGTTTCGGCCTCGGCAAGGTATGCAAAGGCTGCCTTGGCCCCGTAGAGCACGGCGTCTGTTATATCAGAGTGGAATCGGTCACTAACCTTAAGCTTCTCTGGGTTGTCGCGGTCCCATTCTAGTTTGTAGCAATCACTCTCAAACAGTGAGTTACGGGGCACCTTGAAGTGGCCATTGCGCAACTCGTCGTTTAGCACTTCAATATTCTCAAATTTGCGGATTTTGTCTGCAGCTTCCAGCGGCAACCCGTGGCGGGCACGCATCTCTTCTGCAGCTTTCTTACCTAGACCGCCTGTATCAATCACCATTTTTATGGGGCCGTACTTTGCTTGCAAAAATTTGATGCGATTTGCTAAACTAGTAATGTCTTGCTTGCTCTTTACGTCTTCTTCCACCAGGTACATGGTCCTGTCAGTGTATGAGTAAGCTATAACAGCAATTGCATCTGCATCATGAAACCCTATGTCTATGCCAAAGATGTATTGGTAGCGGCCAGGTGGAAGCCCATCATGCAGATTCTTATTTGCATTAAATTTAAAGACGAGGGCGTCCCAGTCTGTGACCCATTCGGCCAGAGCTTCTCGTCTGTACGTAGGATTGCTTTCGTCTATGCCCTTCCTGTCTCGCTCTTCAGCAAGTAATTGGGCAGGTTCCTTGCCAGACTTAATCTTAATCCAGATGTTTTGGAATATGGTCCACTTATGATTAGACCACTTGCCACTGTGTGATGCGTTAAAGAAATAGCCCGCAGCGATGGGGCCGGGTGTGCCGATGAGGCAGATTGTTCCATTTACGTCCATGGTAGCGTAGGCTAAAATATCGTCGATGAGGGTTTCTAATATGGAGTCCTTAATGGACTGTGCCTCATCTATGTACACGCGCTTTAAGGAAAGGCCTCGCAGCTTCTCAATCTCGCCTGCATCCTTGGCACCCATGAGATAGATTGTGGAACCTGATTCAAAAGTTATGGTCAGTTCAGTGTTGTTTATATCGCACTTCAGTTTGTACTTATTGACTATCTCTATAAGTACAGGCCAGATAATGCGCTTTGCACTGGTGCGGGACAGCGTTATGTATGCAACATTGTGATGGGCTCCTGCGCGGGCTACATCAATCATGTCGCCTGCACAAGCGTGGGACTTACCACTACGGCGTGAGCACACAGCGGTCTTAAATCGGGCTGGGTCAGAAATGAATTGCAGCTGCTCGGAGAAGCAGTACTCTTTAATAGAGAATATCTTGTGCTCTACCCGGCGCTGCAACTCTTCTATGAGGGCAGCGGTGCCTTGCTTGCCCTTCTTCACGTTTAAGCTTTCTTAAGTTCTGGTTTCTTCGCTGCCTGTGCTTCTTGTGCAAGGCTTAGGTACGCCACGTTGTTAAAAGGCACAATAACGATGCTGAATTGGGTCTCAATGCGGACACCAATACCTTCTTCAATGACCATGCTCTTAACATTGCCTTCTGTGAGGTCTTTACCGACCGGAAGTCCACGCTCAGGATTGGCGGGTCTAATGTTGATATTGCTGGCCGTTAGCTTATCTACTCTAATAGCCTGATAAAATTGTGCAAATTCTACGTTACGTTTAGACATATTTATTTTCCTCGTTAAGAATACTGTTTAAAGCTTGTTCAATTAAAGTTACGCTAGTGGTTAAAGTGCGGCGGCCCAAGATTGTGCTATCTGAAGATATGGCTGTGACCGGCATGCCCTTGACCTTAACTTCATATATAAGCACGCGCGCGCCTAGCTCTGCTTCTAGCTCTTTAAATTTTTTATCTGATACAATTTTTAGCATTTTTTTAGACATGTTTAAGTTCCTATAAGGGGTTTTGAAAAAGAGGACATTTAGAAAAACTATACTCTACAGAGCTAAAGAAACCTTCTACGGTCATTTTCTCGCGGGAGTCGATGAGCCTCTGCGTGCACTTAATCTTAATCAGGCTGTCGGCTGCACCTTGCTTAACTGCACTTGAGCCTAGCATCCACCACTCATCCTTAGCTTTTGCCTTGTAATCAGCCAGCGATATGCCGATGCGGTCAGAATTTGTGACTTCCATTTGCAACACAATGCTCTTCCAGAATGCTAACTGTGACTCTAGCTCGCCAGTTTCAAACTGACCCTGAAAGCCTCCGCTAGCTCGGTGAAACATGAGCACGCCCATGCGCGTAATATTGCGCTTGCCTGGGAGGGCTTCCACGATTCCAGCCGCCATGGATGCAGCAAAGATAGTAATGGTCTGTAGATTAGGAATAGTCTCTGCATACTCAATGAAGCTCATGCCTGCATATACACTGCCGCCTGGGCTGTCCAAGACTAGGTAAATCGGCCATGTTGCCTTGCCCCGTTGAAAGTTTAAGCGGGCCAATTCTAGCTGCGCCTTACTCACGCTGCTATCATTAACCTCTCCGCGAAATGTGTAGCTGTTCGTGGTCGTTAGCATAATCTCGCCTGGACCTGCAGCCTCGGCCTCACAGAAGAGGGGTGACATTGCACAAATAAATGTTGTTAGTAGCTTAAGCATCTGGGGCCTCTTTACTTTCTTGGGCAGGGGTAACCTGCTCTTGGATTTTTAATTGGGATTGTAGTGCTTGTACTGCATCAATAAGGCTTAGCTGATTGTGCATTAAGTTCAATATACTTTGGATTAACTCATTCTTGCTCTTTTGCTTTAGCACGCGCTTCACTTCAGCCACGTCTTCAGTCATGCGGCGGAGTCCGTCGGTAGCTTTTTCTTTACTCTCTTGCACTTGGGTTCTCCTTCTCTAGATTAGCCTCTAACTCGCGCACTTTTTCAGGCCGTGGCGGGCTAATGTCTACGGGTTTGCGGTAGTCCGGTGTCATGGCCACGAAAGGCGAGTAGGTCATCCTATACTTTGCAGCGAGGCGGAGGGCTAACGGAGTATGCTGGGTGTAGATGCTTGCATATTCGGGGTTAAAGTTGAAGCTGTTCAGCAACATTGTGCCAATGCCTAGATTGCGGTACGTGTGCTTCACGTAGATAAAGTGCAGCACAAATATGCCGTCTACATTCTCGTGACAGGCATACCCATAAATGTCGTTTATGTCCGCTTCATCGCAGGCTACATGAACCTTGCAAGTTTTAAGCAGGCGCTCAATTACCTTGTGCATTTCTGAGTAGTAAATTGTACTTATAATCTCTTTACCAAAGTTGGACCCGCGCATACTCTTCAACCAAGAAGAAAATATGAATGGGGCGTCTGCTTCAGTGGCTTCCCTTATTCTTATCGGGGTCGCTCCGATGTCCTTCTCCGCTACCTTGTCCTGTGCCATCTTCGGGCTCCTCTTCTGGTTCAGTTAATTCCAAATCTGATTCAAATAGTTCCTCAACGTCGTCTGCAGCTTCCCATGATGTGGTCACAGAGATTTTTAGCACCACGTTGTCGGCGTCAGCAGTAAATGTGGGGCCCTCAACATCGGTAATCTCAGTCAGCGGGACGTGTATGGCCGCTGTGCCAATGTTACCTTCTAGGGCTGCCCTACATATGAGGTAGTGCAACAGTGCGTGGGCATCTGCGCACGATTTCACGTTTGAGCCTTAGGCGCCGCCGATTTGAGGAGACCAGCTTGCTCATCCAGCTTTTGGATTTCCTTAAGCAGAACCTGACTCTTCGACTCTAGCAGGCTAATTTGGACCTTAGTTTGACCTAGCTCTGCACATAACTGCGCATACTTGGCCTGCATCTGGTCTAATAGTTCCTTACGTTCCATGTTTAGGTTCCTCGTCTGCTTTAATTTGTTCTTTGGGTAGGGCCGAAGCCTGCTTTAGCAGTTCTACAATTTGTTCAGTACTGAGTTGGGATGGGTCCGCTGCCCGCTCCCTTAACTCGCGGCTAATGTCGGCTAAGCACTTTAAATAGCCCGTCAATATGCGGGCTTCTTCGGGTCGCAAGCTCTGGCCTGGACCTGTCTTGGCCTTCATGTTTACAATTTCCATTGCAATGATGGACAGCGCGTCTGTAAGTAGTTGGGGTGCGTCGGGAATTATGGCTACGCTGGACTGCTGGGCAGTCTGCTTTGTAGGTAGGATTATACGCCGGGTAGGCTTACTCTCGTCGGACACGTTAACTCCAGAATACTTTGCGCTATTTACATTAAGGTGCCCAATTTAGGTCCAGTGTAGGCTCAATTTGGGACGTGTGCAGAAAGTGCTTGCGTGCAGGTTAAACTATGTGTAGACTTGTGAATGTAGAGTGTCTATGCTCATGTAGACAGAACTGGGAGACATATATGGACGATGATAACAAACGTGTGGGCTCTGGCCTGCACATTCCGCTTAAACCAGGTGAAGAGCTAGAGATTAAGGGTACAGACTATATTATCCGAAACATAGGCTCTGTGAGTACCCGCTTACACATATTTACCAAGGCTTATAAGAGACAGTTGCAGAGAGAAGAATTTGCCGCAAGGGCTACTGCTGAGCAGGGTGTAGGTTACAGTAAACCTAAGAAATCATAACATGGGGGAATATAGTATGAAGAAACCAAAGTCTAAAGGTTTAATGGGCGTGAACCGCCACGGGTACAGCGGCAGGAGCAGTCACCCTGACATTGACCTGGACCGTAAGTGGACAGAAGGCAGCGTGCTATACAATCCCGAGACCGGAGAGTTGCAGCTAGTGAGAGCAGTGCTTCCGGGCCACGAAGTTTTGGCACTAGTAGAAGATGCAGATGGCGTGGGTCTAGTGGGGGTGCATGCACCGGGTACGGAAGGTGTCATTGTGTGGGACTACGTAGGTCACATTGGGGGCCCGCTTGAGTAAGTCAGACATAATTAGAAGCCTAGATTTGGACGCTGCTCAGGTGGAGGTCCTAGACCTAATCATGGAGGGTTACAGCAACAGCGAAATTGCGCAGCAGACTAAGTGTAGCGAGGCCTGGGTTAAGAGAATTGCGGCCTCTCTCTTTAAGGCAGCCGGAGTAGAGACACGGATCCGTCTCATGGCGTCTCTCTGGCATCAGGGCTGGGGCTTCCGTGCTCCAGTGGTCCGCGATGGTCTACTGCCTAAGGGTCGGGTTTAGGTTCGGGCTGGACGTAACCAGTCTCCAGCTACTTGCACAGGACCTGACTTGAGCAGTCGGGCCCTAAGCTTTGCCAGGGACATAGGTCGCAGGTAGGTTGCAAGCTCGGCTAAGGCCGCTGTCTTGGTCCAGCCCTTCTCGCGCAGGGTAAGGTAGTCTTGGTAAGCATCGTCTGTGTTCACGTTTGGTCTCCTAATAAGTTATTAAGTTCTAGCAGGTTTATTTTGTTCGATTTATTTTCATTTTGTTCTTTGGTTAGGTATTGTAGGTTGTCCAGCGTGTGTAGTCCGCTGATAGCGCGCCCTTTTAGAGGTATGATGTGGTCTACATGGTAACCTTCGGGGCATTGTTGATAAAAGGCCTCTATAGCCGCAGTATCTGCCCATTGGGGTTTCCGCAGACGTCTGGTTCCGGTAAGATACCTTTCGGATAAAAGGAACGTGCCATAGTCTGGGGTAGGCAGCGTTCCTTGGGCTTCTACTAGGCATTTATTACATAGCTTCTGTTTTCGGGTCCATAGTAAGAGTATCTTATTCTCTTTGCACCCGGTACAATACTTGTGTTTGATGACGTGTCTCATTTTATCCTAATAAGTTAAACCTAGCCATGACTGCCTCTACGAAGGGGCGGTCTACCTCACGTAGCACGAAGCGGGCCTCACTCCCCTCAGACACAAAGTCTGGCATGGTAGGGTAGTATCGGAGTCTTGCATTAATAACATTAGCGGCCTCTGGACTATGGACGAAAGCCACGTAGGTCCCGTTAGCCTGTTTCACTAGATTGGACTGGTCTGAGTAGTTTCTTAGCACGTTCATGTATCCCCCTTATATTCGATATGGCGCCCCGGCTTAGTGCAGGTGAGCGGTGGGTCCGCCGCGCATGCGCAGTGACGGCCCATCTAGGTTATATTCGATTTGACTAGTACTACGTTGCATTTGGCGGACCTTAATTTAGGGCCCAGACAAAGTACGCCTGACCACCACTGCGGCGCTCTGCAAGTAGTTTGGCTAGTGCGCCAGCCACCTCTGCGGTCTTGGCATCTACTCTTAGCACTCCCCGTGCCTTGCCTATTTCTAGGCGGTACAAATAGGTTCTCATGTTTCCTCCATACGTCCTGTTACTGTATAGTGTATCGGACGTTGGGCTAGGAACTGTAGAACTATTTGTCGAGTGTATCAACTTAGTTCACTTGCGTCTCATATTGAGAATCAGAGCATCTGCTGTCTCAGTTTGAAAGCTGAGGTAAGACAGTGTGCTATTCACGTTGCGGTGACCTAGCATATTGGCAGTTAGTGCAATGTCCTTCCCGCTCTTCTCGTAGACTTGTCCTGCGAAGTATTTGCGCATGCTATGGGTTGCAACCTTACCTTCTAAGCCTAGCTCCTTGAATGCAGCGCTTAGGACGCGGTGTGCGTGTCGTGCGCTAATGGGCTTATTCGGGCCCTTCTGAGATTGGAACAGGTAAGATGTGGGGCCCAGTTTCTGCTCATACACGAGCGCCTCTATTGCAGCCAGTGCCTCAGGGTGCAGCGTGATTGTGCGACTTCTGTCCTTACCCTTCATGTTGCGGCGTCTGACAGTGGCCTTACCTAGTGCTATGTCCTGGACTTGCAGGGTGCGCAGTTCGCCTACGCGGAAGCCGGTTAGGGCACCGACCACTAGTAGCACGCGGTCTCGGGTGCTTAGGGTGGGGTGCACTTTAAGCTGGTCTATTTCGGTGTCTGTTAGTGGACGACAGCCAATCATGTCTTAGCCTCTCGTTTAGCAAGATAGTTGCAGCGTGCGATGGCTATAGATAGACCGTCTGAGGTTCTGTGATAGGAGCTATCAGACGTGGAGTGTGTTATGCCAATCTTAAACACGGTATAGTCTTTGCCCGTATCCGCAACCCAGTAGTTACCCGCTTCGTGCTTTATGTCTTTTTCTTTAAGCTGTTTCATACTGCCTCCTATTAATGTATCGGATTCAGTATCTCAGAGCTTTAGACTTTGTGCAATAAAAATGTCCGGTATTCACAGAATAAGACATTAGGGGATTGGTATAGTTTGTGCTAATGCAAGAAATGGGCCCGCTGCTTAGAGTCCAACGTCGGATATAAAGTCCATGCCATGTGGGTTGGTTCTATTCCATGTCTCAATGCGAGAGGCTAACTTAGGAAAGTAGACGTAGTAGAAGTGAAATTGAGAGCGGCTGTACCACTGCTTCCTCTTCGCTTCCTTAAATATATGAAATATTGGCACGCCTGCGCTGTACCGCTCAACTACTAATTTGCTGAGACGGGTCCACTTATGCTCAGTCTGGCGGTGTAAGTAGCTGGACCAGCGGCTGTAGTAGTGCTGAGTCTCAGTAGCGCGTTCAGTATACCGCTCCTGAAACCTCTTATCGTCTAAGGCCTGACCCATAATGAAGCGCCCGTCGCGGCTCTCTATATCATTAAAGCCTGAGTCAGCTAACTTCTTAGCCCATTTACGCTTAAGTGCGCGTAGTTCTGTGCTGTTTAGCTGCTTAGGGCGCCTTTTATGTGCAGGTTTGGAGCGTTTTCGGGTGATTTTGGCTGAATTTGGGGGAGTGGAACTTTTTCGGGGTGCCATTTGCACGCTCCTAGAGCTGGTGTATTGTTTATAAGCTTAGGATATGACTCATTTTGATACATTGCAAGTTTGCGTATACTTAAGTCTCAAGTTTTGGTAGACTGAAACCGATAGATAGATAAGACTTAGGAGGCAGTATGGGACGCTCGTATACACCGAAATATAGAATTGAGATGGTCGTAGATAATGAGTCTAAGACTTTTCAGACCATTGCATGGGATAAGCGATATGGTCGCACCACTAAGGAAAATCTTGCTAAGGTTATACGCAGCATTGAGACAAGCATGCGGCCTGGTGGATGCAATGCACACTTGACGCCAGTGTCTTATTTTAGTGCAACAATTGTTAATCAGTCCACAGGTGAGTTAGTGGCCTTTTATACAATTCAAAAATAAGTTTAAAGTTTTTTAGACTTTGGTCCGATAAGATTAATGAAGCGTAACTCTAAAATGGAGGATATATGGCATACAATTATGCAAGTTTGCGTGTACTTATGGCTCAAGTTTTGGTAGACTGAAACCGATAGATAGTTATAGCCTAGGAGGCACATATGACTAAGATTAGAGTTATACACCCTGGAAATTATCAGTGCTTTGTGGACGAATATAAAAAACAGCTTGAGCACGCTGTTAAGACTAGACCCGATGAGTATGCTTGGCCTATGTCTGAGTTTGATGCTGTCTTGGCTCGAATTGAGAATGCAATTAAATTAGGCAGATTTAACAAAGAGTCATCGGCATTTAAAGCAACATGTAAGGCATTGGGTATCAAGCACACTTACAGAGCCATTGATGAGTTTATTTTAACTATACCGGCAAAATAGTGTTAAAGTTTTTTAGACTTTGGTCCGATGAGTACATTAACAAGTGAGGTATGTATGAGAAATATAGCAGAACTTAAAGAACTGATTCAAACTGAGATTAGCCGTGCTTATAAGTTAAAGACAAAGAAGGCCAAAGAACGCGCCTATGAAGTTATCCACAATCTTAAGCGCGAGGCACTGGACCAGCTATACACTGCAAGTGAAAAGTATGGACCTCAGTCTATGCGCGCCACTGTGCTTACATTTCGGTCAGGTGATGACCACTTCTTAGTCTCTACTCCATACGGCAACATGTGGGTGTCGCCGACTGGTGATGTACTAAGTAAATCATGGTACGCACACACTTGCTGCATTGAGTACGCTGTGGGCCAGGAGCTTGTACTTGAATTTAAGACTGAAGTTAATAGTGATAAGCTATTTTTGGAAATTATACCAGGCAAAATGACTGGTGGAACAGTTAACGAGACTCAATATGCAGAGCTATGCAAGCGCGACAACCTGGCGTTCTTTAAGTATCCAGGCGCTGATGGCGTAACTGGCCTTTTTGCAAAGTCTAAGGCAGGTGCATAGTGAAACAGCCAGACATAGACATATGCAGCGAGTGTAAGGACCATGCGGCATTTTACTGCTGTGAGGCAGCGGAGCAGGGCCTAGAATGTCAGGATGATTGCACGGGTGAAATGGTCTCTAATTGTTGTGGTGCTGGTTCTTATAGCACTGACTCAGACTGGGACATGGAACGCTAAAATAGGGCTCAAGTTTTGATAGAATATGGACGATAGATAGATAACACTTTGGAGGCAGTATGAAACAGACAATCAATTTAAGCCAATTTCACGATGCATTTACTAATATGAATAGAGAA